CTAAAGAATACATTGAGAAATCAACGCTTACATCTTCAAGTAATTCATCAAAGGTTTTATATTTTAATTCTGTAAGCATTGCCTTATCTGTTTAAGTTAATATTGTCATCTGATAAATCTGAAGGAATCTGTAATCTTCCAATAAAATCTTGGATAGCCATTTTTTCTGCTTCAGCTAATAAAAATTCAGGAACATTAATCTTATGATCCATTCTTTTAATACAAGTATCTTCATCTGTATACTGAGATACATCTTGAATAAAAATACCTTCTATCTTTAAAGCTTCCCAGCTAATATTCGGCATATATAAATAACCGTTTAAAAACCAGTAGTACTTAGTGTTGTTATATTTAAAACCTGTAGTCTTAGTCATAGAGGTATAAACACCAGGTGTAGTAGGATTTAATTCCTGACTACCATCTATAGACGTTACAGATCTAATTAAAGGACCCCAGTAACCTTCCATGAATGTGGGAAGTTTATCTTTTGTACGCATTATAGTGCGCCCAGATTTTATACCAGCGCAGCATGCTTCAACCTTATCTATTTCAATTAACTCTAAACATGGTAAAGTTTGCCAAATAGAATTAAATTTAGATAGTTTATTCTGAGAGTCTTGTCTCCTCATCAGAACTTGGGCATATTTAATTATAACATTATAAACATACCTATTAGTAAGAAATGCATCTTGTCTTACACTCTTAACTTGATTTTTTACCCTTGAGACTACGGTTCCAATAGTTACCATTTTTATTAAAATTCAAATTCATCATATGAGCTAAGTATATCCTTATCTTCTTTCTTAACTCTTTGCTTTCTAAGAGCTTTTGAAAACATCTCTGACACTTTCTTATATGAATCTACAACAATATATTTTTGCCAAGACACAGGATACTCTTTAGCTACAGATCTCTTGAATTGTCTAACTGCTTGAAAACCCCATAACTCACGGTTTGCAAACTTATATTTGGTCTGATAGTTTGTATAGAAAATCTTAGCTAACTTAGAATCTGACTCTAGATTCCTGTTCTTTATTTCTTTACCGTATTTAACTGATAGACCATAATTTACATTAGTGTCCCGGTTAAATGTACAGGTACCTATGAACAGGTATCCCAGACTTTCTGGTAACTCAACTCCATCTCTATACGCAATTACCTCTTTCCAAATATTTTCATTAAACTTCATCACTATCTTCTTGATAGTTTTGTCATCTAATGTAGAAAACTCAGGATGCCTCTCCTTGAACTCTGCTAAAAAATCTTTTGTTAAGATTCTCTTAGGTTTTATTCTCAGCCTTGAGGCATGTAAATCAGGTGCTTTATATCCTCTCATACCTTGACTACATTAATAAGATACAAAATTTAATCCAGATTAAATACAGTTATAAACAAACTCTCCAATCTTACCATTGTCATAGTCATGAACCTCAATAAGGGCAGCTCTCTTACTACCAATAAACTTATTATGGTAGTGCCAGTAGTCTGTTTTAGATAGACTAGGAATAATCTTAATAGAGAAACCAGTTATTTCATCCTCTGTAATATACTCTACAGTTTTCTTCTTATGATAATGTCCAGTATATAGAGTTCTAAATTTAGTATTACCCCAGGGCTCTGAAAATTCAGTAGCATAAACTAGTAATGAGTTCTTAGTATTTACATCTCCGTGCTCAAATGCAAAGAAGTTATTGTTAAACGTAAGTACTTTTCTCTCTGCATAATCAGCATGCCATACTATACCATCCTCTTGTACAGCTTTAGAGAGAGCATGTACTAGATGATAAGATGATAGTCTATCATGATTACCGGGTATAAACATTATATGTAATGTCTCACACCTCTCCTTTAAAAAACGAATGCCCCGGTATAGGGCATCAAAAGCTTCAGCATATACTTTGTAGGCTTTATCAGAGTTCTCTACCGGAGTACCTGATGTAGTAGTACCATTAAACGTATCCATGTTTAATATATCACCACCTACAACATACACTAGATCATCTATAAAGTAATTATTAGATACACTCTCTGTAAGTTGTTCTAGTGAAGCAAAGTACTGTTCTATGATATCATCATTACCATCCTTACCAATATGCATATCTTGCATAGATAGTACACAGCTTACATATCGGTGTCTCTTTTGCTTCTTTACTACTACTGGTTTATAATCCGGTTTAAAGTTTTCTATGATGTCTTTTAGATAATCTTCTTTAGTCTTTACTACTTTAGTTACTAAAGCTGATACTAACCATTTATCACTTCTCTCCTTATTCCAATATTGAGATAACTTCCACTCTGTAGTATCTATACCCAAGATCTCTATAATCTCTTCAGGGGTTTTAGGATTAACTGATACTAATTTCTCTATCTTACCTGTGCCTTTTTCTAAATCATAAGACTCCGAATTAATTCTTTCTACATTATGTTCTGAATTGTATTTTAATTTTTTAGATTTAAATCCTAGAGACTTTTTAATCTTTAAATATTCATCTAAAGTAATACCAATTCTTCTTGCACACTCAATATTAGATAGCTTCCATTCTTTACTTTTAGCTACCTTATCTTTTAATTCTTGTGAATACATGCGGTAATTGTTTTATCAAATGTAGTAAAAATAGTTTATAATCAAGTTATTATAAAATAAACCCCGGCTTTTTACACCGGGGTCTAATCAGAGGGGTAAACCAACAAACCCTCTTAGTACTTATACAATATTAATATAGTAAATGATTTTTAATTATCCAAATTAAAGTGGTGGTACGCAAGCACTACCTGCGGTAACAACTAATCCCGAAGCGGCTGTATACTGTCCAGTAACAATACATAATGAAATAGTAGTTCCAGCATTAATATTTAAATTAACTTCTTCACCACTTGTACCACAAGCTTCATAGTTTAAAAGCTTAGCACTTCCTGTAGGATTATTAACTGTATAACTAGTACAACTTTGTACAATAGTTGTATCAGATGATACTAAGCTAAGCGTTACGTCTTCGCCAGAACCACAACGTGCATATACTTCAACATCATAAACAGTTGATGTTAATCCTGCTAACTGAATTGGTCCACTAGATTGTGGAAAAACCATACTTTGCCATGCTCCTTGAGGAGAATTAACTCTGTATTTTACCAAATAACCAAGAGCTGGTATAGGATTAGGAGGAGTAAAAGTTAAATATAAAGATGCCATTAGGTTGTTAATGTTTTAAATGATAAGGTGATAGATGTACAGCAATCAGCACTACCAGAAGTACTAGTAAGTAATCTTACATAATAAGTTGTGTTTGCTGACAAGTTAATAATAGTCCACTTAGGCGTAGCACTAACAAGAATTGACTGAGAACCTGTAACCGTTACAAACGCAGGGTCTGTAGACCATTGTAATTTAGTTGAAGTAATAGTAGCAGGAGCACCAGGAACAGTATAACTGACAGTTGCTTCGGTTTGTTTAACATTACTAATATTAAAATTCTTGATTGATTGACAAGTAGCTAGTGGATTAAAGCAGTTTGGATTAGTTAAATATAATACTAATTTTTTTACTACTAAATCAAGACGCTCATTCTTCTTGATATCAATAGTATAAATATCATTACCGGTATATTTAACGCATTCAAAACTTACTACCTCATCACATAGTTCAGAGATAGCACATTCAGTAGTAACTGGGGATACCAATTTGGTATCCTCACAGCCACAGGGTTTTGGTTGACAATTACAGCTCATGATTAGTTAATTATAAAGGAATTAAGGTTGCTTATTGGAGGACAACTGCCTGAACCAACAACAGTAGTTTGTTTAGGACAAACTTTGCTAACTACATCTACTCCAGATGCTACATCAATAATTGAAATTTCTACCTTGTAGGTTCCAACTGTAAGACCTTGAAGTGTACCACTAATAGTTCCACCATATGTATTTGCAATGTTAGTAGTACTTTGTGAAAGCAATGCATCAGCATTAGTATACAATTTGATTCTATATTTCTTAGTAGAGCTAGACGAGTAAACGTTATTAAAGCTATAACTAAGAGTATAGGTTGTTCCAGATAAAGCAGAAGATAATGATAATGTAGGACAACTAATATTAGAGGTAACGTTGTAGGTTAAAGTATTCTGACAAACCAAACCTTGGTTATCAGTGAAACAATAAGCAATAGCTACTTGATAAGAACCAGACAAATCTAACTGAGTGCTAGACAAGTTCAAATCATAATAGTTAGTACCACCAATTAAGTTAGCAATATTAGGGAAGTTGTAGGTCTCAGTAAAAGGAATATTACTTACTGGAGATGCTACAGATAATGTAATAGTTGATCCTGGTGTAGGACATTGTACAAAACCTGAAGGAATTACACTAGTGCCGGTTAACCGTACACGTAAGTTTGTACTAGATGTCATATCTAATAAGAAACCTAAATCAATATCAGCACAAGTTTTAGTGCAACATGCTTTTAATGACTCAATTTCATTACGTAAATCACAGATTGTAATCCAAAGATTATTTACGCTATCTGCTACAGTAGATACAGTAGTCTTCCATCTATCTGAATAAGCACTTGCCATAGTACCAGTAGTACTTAAAGCAGGCTCATTAGAGATATCACAGTAAGGAACAATGCTGGCTGATAATAAAGCCGGAGTTCCAACAACTGATTGTAGATCACAAAGCTTCTGTTCAATAGTAGAAACAATTGTAGTCAATGGTGCAGAACCACTACTTAAACAAACGTAAGTAGAATTCTTAGGTGCATAGTTTGTACTTAAAGAAGAAAGGGTGTTATTAATAGTTGTAATAGAATTACTATTACTAACTACACTAGATTGTAAAGTAGTAACTGTTGTTTCTAATGTACAAAGCCTAGTTCCTAATAACTGGGCATATGATACAACACCTAATGTTGCACCACCAGCGGCTGCTTGCAAACAAGCTGCTACTGAACAAGTTAAATTAGCTGCAGGAGGAACACTAATAGCACTAATCTGTGATTGTAAACTACAAATTTTAGTTACTAAAGCTTGTATTAAAGCTGTAGAATTAGCTGGTGTAGAACCTAAACTAAGACATGATAAGTTTAAAGTTGCAATATCAATACAGCAATCAGTTAAAACATCACATAACTGTTCACCCAGTTTTGCAACTACTTCACTTACTGTATCTCCTTTACAAAGACTTAAACAAGGAATGTTAGGACCTTGCCAGATAACGCAGTTAGATGATACCTCTGAACATCCTGTGCTTTTATAATTTGAACCTACGGGAAGCATTTTTTATAAATATAAGAGTACACGACTATAGTGTACACTATAATATAAACAATTAATCACTAATAAAAAAGACCCCCGAAGGAGTCTTTTTATTAAAATTAAAAATAATTAGAGATTACTCTACTACAGACATAGTAGGTTCTGCAGGAGCTTCAGCAGCAATGTGCTCAAAGGTATCCAAATTGATCTGACCTTTACCGTAGTTAGCTTCAATAGATTGGAAGAACTCATTCTGTTCTTTTACTACTTCAGCCATTGCTTCTTTTACTTTCTCTTTTACAGAAAGCAAGTCATTCATTTGAAGTTCGATCTTACCCAAATCCATAATTACGTTTTGAGTCTTTTGCTGGAAGCCTTTGATTGCTTCGATTTCTTGTTCAGTTAATTTGGTAGCCATGATTATATATTTAGTTGGTTTATGCAAATATAATACTTTTCTTTAAACTATGCCAAATTAGCAGTCTTCTACCTTTGCGGCAGAGAATAAACTGACAAGTTTGGCTTTCAAGTGGCTATAACCAAATGCAAAAATGTCAACACCTTCTGCAGAAGACAAATCAGGAACAGTCAAAGTAACGGTGTACTCTTCAGTAACTTCTTCAGTTACGTACTCTTGTACAGTGTACTCTTCTGATACTTCTTCACCTGCTTCGTTAGTGATAGTACGAGTCTTAACTACGTCCTTCTGTACAGGCTGCATCATAGTGCGAGTCTTAGTCTCTTCAACTTGCTTAGTCAAAGGAATAGACAAGTACTCACCAATTTGTTGGTTACGTGCTTGACCTCCGTCAATAGGAGCCATAGCGTTAGGAGAAGCTACTGCATCTGCAGCGCTCATGAATAATTGAATACGGAAGTTAGCGTTACCACTCTTAGAGATTTGGTAGTCAGCAATACGTACGTAAGCTTCATTGGTAATACCTTTATCGGTACCAATGCTTTTTGTGATTTTAAGTGCCATTGTTGTAAAATTATAATTTTAGATTTGTATACATAACAAATATACTCAATAAAGTTTATTTTGTCAAGTTACTTAACGGGTTGTCACTTGTGTTCCATTCATCCGTAGATAACAATTCTAGAATTTCCTCATGAGTATACTCTTTCATACCTTCTTGATAAATGTTAGGTCTACCGTAAATACCTGCAGGAACGGTTACAATTAACTTTTCACCCGTTTCAGAGTTAACAGTTTCTACTTCAGTTTCTGTAGTTTCTACAAGATTGTACTTAATAAAAGTTTTCGTACCATCTACAGAGTATCTTAAAGTATCTAAAGAGTTTTCTAATATCTCATCAAAGTTAATGCTTTCTACTGCTGTAGCGGGAATAATTAGCCATCTGCGATTTATAAAATGTGTCATAATTAAAAAATGTTGTATCTTGTTTTGTAGTGATTAAAATTTTGTAATACTTCCGAATCTGAAAGTATCTTATTGTATTGTTTAAATACACCTATCTCCCCATTAAACTGAGATGGTGCACCTCCATACCATTGTTGCGATATAGGGTCATGCCCTAAATACCACCTCTGTGCAGAAGACGCTGAAATATTAGAACCTTCAGTATCATTTGTAGCAGTAACTTCAAGTACACCATCAGTGTAAACTTTCATTTGTTTATTACTATTATTGTAAGTAAAGACAACATGATGCCAGTTACCATCTGTTACTACTTTTGATCCTTGAGGATCTGATGATCCCCATCCATGCCACTGCGCTCTATTGTTTTCTATACCTAACCAGAATCTTTCATAGAAAGTAATAGATGAAGCATTTGTCATAACTGCTATAGGCATCATAGATCCCCCATATGTTTTAAAGACCATTTCAAAACTTCTTGTATTAGAAGCATAAACTAATGGATTTTCTATAACTACGTGTGAGTTAGTTCCATCAAATTCTAGTTGCATGTTAGTGCCAAATGGTGTATTAACTACTGTTATAGAAGTACTATTGTTTGTAAGATCAAGTACAGATTGAGTCGTTGTTCTAGTAGCTAAAGGTAAAAACATTTGTCTAGGATCTTGTATCTCTGTTCCTTTTACAAGATTTACCGCAGCTAAAGAGACCTTGTCTGGAACTCCATATTGATAGTACCACATTCCAGGATAAAACATACTTGTACTTGCACTTGTTGTTAGGTAGTTCCAAGCAAAATACCAACCATCCCCTAAATGAGTTCTTTGCCCTTCTGTATGTACTCCATATTCAGTAACGTATCCAGAAGGACCATACTGATAATGATACATAAAATTCGGATGTGTGTAACCAGATTGTGTTTTATAAATAATAGAATAAGTGTAAGTAGTAGAAGCTTCAATAGGGACTCCCCAATCTCCGTACCTCCATAGCGAAGGACAACAATAACAGTAGTCCCCACAACCACAACAATTGTAGTCATTCCTAATTAAAACATACTGTACTGTTTTTTCTCCTAATTGGGGAATATAAGCTTGTTCTTGTCCGACTTGGCTAAAGTAACTTTGACCATTTGCATAGTTTACTAGATTAGCATTACCTCCCCATTGAACAGGTGTACCAAGAATATTTGTCCCTGGCTTACCTTTATAGCAATTAAGCATGTCTTTAGTGTCAATAGATAATACTAAAGAGTCTTTTACTATCTGACCATATCCCTGTGTTATTCCCATTATTAAATATTATGTTGTGTTTTAATTGCATTAAAATTCTCTACCACCTCAGAGGCTAGAAGAACTCTATTATAAACTTTAAATACAGGAAGAGTCATTGGAAAGTTATCTCCAGGAGTTCCTCCTATATAGTGTACTGCTTGAGTAGTATTTAAACCTCCAGAATCTTTTAAGTTGCCATCTATTGTTCTAACAAGTACACCATTCTTATAGCATTTAAACTGTCCAGTTCCTGCCTCATGTGTAAATATAAAATGAATTGTTTCATTAGCAGGAGCTGAATAATATATACCGGTAGTATATCCCCAAGCGGAATCACCATAGTTTCCACTATTATTAACTCTTCTTAAAAAATATAAAAGATCACCAGCCCAATCTCCTCTCATAAATATTGTAAATCCTATTCCTCCGGCACCATAAAGAAGATATCTAGATCCAACAAGATTATGGGTATGTCTAAAAACAAATTCTACACTACAACTGCTTGTAGGATAGAACCCTGAAGAAAGTGTTAAATAGTCATCTGTTCCATCAAAAACAATTTGACCTGAAGAATTATAAGAAAGATTTGTAAGAGTAATTGTAGTATTACCAGTAAGATCTTTTAAAGCTTCCGTTGTAGATCTTGTTCCTACTGTAAAAGGACTAACATAAGGTCCTGCTTCTATCTGAACATTTCTAACTGTAGGATTTCTTCCTGTACCATAGATAGTATAAGTAGCAAGCATTGCTCTGTTATCTCCAGGAGTATTTGCTTGCCAAGTAGCGTCTGGACCAGAAGGCGTAATATTAGGAAATACAAAACGTTGCCACTCTGTTGTTAAAGTTACCCATTGACCTACAAATCCATACTTAGTATATGAACCATTCTGCATATAAACAAGACAGTCTCCAAAAATATTACCCTTCATTTCCATAGAAAGAGTATAAGGTATTAAACCATATGTTTCAAAAATTGGGACAAGATTATAATATTGACCAAACTCACCTCTAGACATAACCTCTGCAGGATTTCCTATTGTAGATATATAATTTACAATAGGCTTGCCTAAATAAGAATTCTTAATGTCCTTTGTGTTAAAAGAGAATGTTAAACCTTGTTTAACTGTTTTAGGTCCTACTTTAGTTGGCATTGCTTTAGTTGTATTTATACACCATACCGACTACGGTACATGTTAAAAGTCTGTTGTACTTTAGATAAATTATGTGCCTCAGAATAAATCATAAACACACCAATATAACCATTAAAAAATCTCCATCCCCACAAAGAACCTAAGACTCCTTGGTTACCTCCTCCAAAGTATTGTCCTGTACCAGTATCAGCAGTTAGAGTCCCATTCAAACTATCATTTAAATATAAATTCATAGTAGTAGAACTGTTTCTAACCCATGCAATCTGAGACCAAGTATTCAAAGGAACAGAAGGACCTGTACTAATATACTCTCTCCATTCAGTGTAGTACTGATACACTCCAATCTTTCCACCCGCTAATTCATATCCTAAATTTACAGGTCCACCACTATAGTGTGAAAATATTCCTCCTGTAGAAGATATAGGATATACCCAAGCATATACGGTACAAATTTCAGGTAAACCTAAAGGATTATATGTATTAGCTCCTAAATCATATCTAATTTGGTCATTACTACCATCAAAGAAAAACGATCCTGCACCAAGAGAAGAAAACTCAGCACCATTTGTTAAATTAGCAGTAGCGTTAATAGGATTATAAATTGAGTTTGCAACAAGATTACTAGCAGAGGTACTACCGTTATAGGATTTTCCTAACACGGGATCTAAGTAGTATTCACGATTTAAAACAATTCCTGGAATTATAGGACCATGATGTAGTGCCATATACAAATATAATTATTTATTCTCTAATGCTTTTATACGAGTAAGTAAACTGTCAATGGTAGACTGCTGTTCCTTCATTGCTTCTACCAAGAGAGGAATAATCTTAGTGTAAGCCAAGTTCTTGTATCCATCTTCTTGAGTAGTAACGGCTTCTGGAAGTACTGCCTCAACATCTTGAGCAATAAGACCTACGTCATGTGTGCCTACTTGCTCACCTGAGTTCCAATCAAACTCTACTCCGCTCAAAGCCTTAATCTTTTCTACAGGAGTACTGATAGGAGTGATGTTATCCTTAAGTCTAGAATCTGAAGGCTGAACAATCGGGTAGTCAAAGTTAACAGTATTTCCGCCTCTAGGTACGTACCACATTCTTGAGTCTGCACCGTTTTCAGCAATACGTCTGAATTCAATGTCTTGACCTCCAGCATCCCCAGTAAGACGTATTTTAAGTGCTTTCCAACTAGTGTCTGCTTGACCTCTTATCAAGAAGTAAGTCAAAGGATCTTGGTTGTAACCTACATTACCGTGAACTTCTAAACCTGTTCCGTTACCTCCTACAATAGTACACAAGTTACCTTCTTGCTCTACCAATGTTTTCCATGTACTCCAGTTTCCATTCCAACCAGTTCTATAAGTACCTTTTCTAAAAATAGTACCAATGTTACCTGAGTTTTCTGGGAAGTACATTTGCAATAATGGACCACCAGTTTCTCCGTAAGATAAAGCTACACCGTAATCGTAGGTAAGGTTAGGTCTGTTAGCTCCACTGTGTCCTAGTGCGTTAGATACAATTAACTTACCACTTACGTAGTAACTATTCCAGTCTTGTCCATAGATGTCACCAAACTTACTAAGTTGTTGTGCCATTGTTGCACTTCCTGCAGTAGTAGCACTTCCTGCTGTAGAAGCATAACTTACTGATTGACTACCTATATTTCCATTATGTACAAGTGTTCTCCAAGGTCCTACATCTCCAGGACTAATACTTCTAACAAAGAAGTCTGATTTATTCCAGAAAGCAGTTGCTATATGGAACTCATATTGGTTACTTGTTGAACTATTATGGTGAGCATTTACAATCAAATGGTACCAATCACTTGTTGGCATATTTGACATACCACTTCCATCGTAGAACCCAGAAGATAATCCTCCAGCAGAATTAGCACCACTATTACCAGTTGTTCTATATCCAAGTGTATTTACACCGTTACCTTTAACGAAGTATATTGAATCAGTTCCATCAAATAATTCTGAGTCCGCAGCCTTACCTGAAGTGGTTAACCAACCACCATAATTTCCAAGTTGATTTCTTACGTGAGCAATACTTGATTTTCTAGACCAACCATCACCATTAGAAGTAATAAAACTACTAATTGTTGGGTTCTCAGTCTCAGATGTATTGAAATTTACATGGTTAGCGTATATGTAACCATTAGAATCACGTTGAACAACATGGTTTCCAGTTACCCCAGTTGAGTAGCTAAATCCCAATGAAGTCAAGAATCCACCATAGTTGCCTAGATCATTGGAGAACTGAGACAAGGCAGTAGGACGAGAACTTACGTTAGTCCATGCTACTGATCCTGCACTACCTGTAACATTGATTCCCCAAGTACCTGAAGCACCTGATCCTGTAAGAGAAGGGGAGTAAGCTGTATAGTTTGCATCGTTAAGTAGTACTCTCCAAGGGTTAAATGAACCAGCATCGCCATTTCTTGTTCTAAAGGCAATACCTGTTCCACTACCACTATAGGCAGCGTTAAGTTGAAGTGAATATCCTGTCTCACTGAATCTAGCAATAGGTCCTGTATAAGGAGCATTTACTGAATATGTAAATCCAGTTGAGTTACCATCCATTGTATTTGCATCAAGAGTAAATCCTTGATAATACATAAGTAAAGACGGTTTACTTGATACATTACCCCACGCTACTGCATTTGCTGTACCTGCAGTAGTTGCGTAACTTACTGATTGGCTTCCTATATTAGCAGTAGTAATTGCATCTGTAATTCCATAACCACTAATTGTAGTTGGCTTAGATGAAACATTCGCAAATGAAATACCAGTTATGTATCCACTATTATTAGTAAACTGGGAAATGTTCATGCTTGTTAAACTACCTGCAGTGGTTGCGTATGAAACACTTTGAGAACCTATACTAGATGATGTAATTACAGTAGCACCATTTACTAAAAGATCTGCATTAAAATAGAAGTTAGGTCTATCTGTGTAAATGTGAGCATGAGAACTATTTGCAGGGCCAAACTGAATCCAACCAGAAGGAGTGGTATGTCTAAAACCCCAATCCCCATTTGCAAAATAATAGTTTGATCCAAGACTATGATTCCAGATTTTATATGTACCTACACCATTCAGTACAGAATTACTGTTAGGATCTAGATAATAACCAGTATCATTAGAGTCATAAAAAATAGGTGCTCTTAATGAACTTCCAGCCTGTAAGCTATTGTTAACATATACATTACCTGCCCCAAGTGGATCACTTCCATTATTAACAGACATGACTTGTGTAACCATGTCATAGTCAGTATAAAATTTTATACCTTGATAGCCGGAATTTGCTCCTAATTTAATTCCTGTATGAAATGCAATTCTTAAATCAGGATAAGGATGATCCCATGATCCACTTTCTCTATATATTCCATATGCAGGAGATAGATCATTATCAAAGTACATTCCATAAGAATGATTAGTACTTACACCATAATGATTTCTTAAATGATAAGAACTAAGTTTATCAGCGCTGAAATCTTGACCAGCTGCACCAGCTTTGTATGCATATCTACCATCTGATTCACTTTCTGTATAGTATCTATCATCGTGATTATGCGAAGGTAGAGAAGTAAGGTATCCAGCAGATGCATGGTTACCCCACCCAAATGCGGTATTCCACTGACTAGAGTTACCGTATCCAGTAGAATATATAAGTCCACTAAAGGTTGCATTACCGTCTGGAGTCAATGCTAAGGAGTCTATTCTAGTAGCAAAATTCTTTACAAAGAAATTTAAAGAACCTGAAGACCATCCTCCGCAGTTTCCAACGCTTTCTTTCTTAGCTACAATACCTGCTAAATTTACTGAGTTACTTCCTACAACACATTCATTGGAAGCAAATACCATACTTGCAGTAGTTTGATCTCCTCCGTTATTGTTGAATATTACTAAAGATGGAATAGAACCATTTACTCCTGTAGAAGCGTTATCTCTTCTAAGAATAAGACGGGCAGTCCATTGATTAGGATTCTGATAAGTTGCTCCATCCCACTGAAAGTTACTTTGTCCATTAGATGTGGTACCTCCAATAGATTGGTATCCTACAATACTTAAATTAGTAAGGTTAGAGTTACTATTAGGGTCAAGATAGTAGTTAGTATCATTTGAATCATAAAAGATAGGAGCACGGAATGAACCAGCAACAGTATTGTTACCACTCATATCCAGTACCCAACGATCTGCAGAAGCAGACCATCCACCAATACGCATTATGTTATCAGAATCTAAACCAAAGTTTACAGCATAGTTTCCTGCTCTATGGAATGACATAAACGCAGCATTACCACCTGTAGCATATGCTTGAAGACTAGGACTGTCTAGTCCTCCCAAGTAAGATCCTCTATTACTTCTAAAGTAGAAATAGTTTCCTTCCGTTAATGTAGTTCCAGACAGAGGTACATAAGAACTTAAGGCAGAAGAAGTAACATAGCCTGGACCATTAGAAAGTTGATTTAAATTAGTTAGATTACCCGAATCCCAAACTTGTCTCCAAGCCTGAGAATTATTTATAGCAGTTGCACTAAAACTCCTATAATACATACTTCCATTAGAACTGAATCCTAATTGACTATTGTATTCTCCAGGATGTCTGTTAATATTTAAAATAGCATTAGAATTATCAGTAGCAGGCATACCTAAAAGAGCAGCTCCTGTACTAATTTGTCCTGTAAATATTATTCTGTCTGTTCCAGGATGTGTATCTGCAGCACCTCCATCACCTAAAAAAGTATTGGTTTCTGTATAACCTGTAATATATCCATTAGGATTACTAGAGTTGTAAGGAGTATACCCTAAAGCACCTGTTACTTGTCCTGATGTTATTCCTGTTAAGTATCCCGCACTAGCATGATTTCCCCAGTTGTAAGCGGCTATCCAGTTAGCAGATGTTCCATAAGAAGTTGTAGTAATAAGTCCTGCAGTCCAGATACCTGTACCAATAGCTGTTTGAGTATTACCATTAGTCACAAACAACGCTTGGTGATCTAATCCAGGTTTAGATTGTCCTCCTACGTTTGTATGTGTCCATGCTATACCATAAAGAGACCCAGTAGAAGTTCCATCAGTAGCTAACTTGTATGCATCACCCATTGCAAATACACCTTGGTATCTAGTAGAAGAATAAACACCTACTAAACCGTCTCCAAAGTTTTGGTTTGTATAAACATTACCATTAACTGATATGCCTGCAGAAATAGTTGTTAATTTCCAGTTTCCCCCAGAATATAAAAGAGTATCTCCATTACCAGGATTTAATCTAATACCCCAAGAACCTGAAGAGTTTAGAAGTCCAAATCCATTAGCATCAAAGTAACCTAAATGCCCTTTTAATACACTATTTTGATCTCTAACTTGAATTGAGCCGTAACTATCTGAATTTACTTGAAAATTTAAATAGTTAGATCCATTATTAATAAATCTAGTACCCGCATTAAAGTGAAGTTGACTAACGTAGTTAACCTCACGATTCTGCATGTTAAAATTCCTAGACCAGTTTACATAGGTAGTATCATTTGTAACGTAGTTAAACAAAGCAGTATCTGTACCAGCATTCCTTGTATTCCAAGTAAAGGTGTAACCTGAATCCCAATACCAATGTAAACCATAATCAGAACCTGCTTGAGAACCTTCACCAAAGTAGAAGTGTGCATCACCTGAATCAGTTGCTCCTACTCTAAGAATGTCATTGATGTGAACTTCATCTCCGTTACCATCTCCCAAGTAAGTGTTTCCGTAAACACTTAACTGGTTGATATTCAATGTACCCAGTCTAGAGGTACCATCCATATTTAGGTAGTAGTTATTATTATCACGGTCGACCAGAGTGTATGTATACAATGTATTATTGAAGTACATATCACCACTTACAATAAAGTAATTACTACTATTCCACATAATTCTTCCTCCACTATCTTGACCAGTAGAAGTTACAAAATCAATGTAAGATCCGTTTCCTCCAAATAATTGTAGCTGAGCGTAGTTATCGGCTAGGTTAAAGCCCATACCCTTATTAGTCAAAGAGTATCTAGAACCTGCTACACTTCTGTCTCCTACATAGAATGGGAAGTTTGCATCTACTGTATCACTATTGATAGCAATTTTACTATCTGAAATTGTAATAGAGTTAGATCCGTATTTACCAATATTAACTCTATTGTCAGCAAAAGCCTCAATTACAGGAAGACCTGCAATTGTATTTACTGAAAACAAAGAGTCACTTAAGTCATCTGTTACTGTAAATAAACGTCCATTTACTCCGTCTACTGCTAATACATCTAAACCACTAGTTGTACCAGTAACATATAATGGTACAGAACTTGGAGAAACTACAGCCTCTCCTTCACCAATTGAAAGAGATTTTGCAATAACCATTCTACCATCTGTTGTAAGAGATGCTGCACCTTGATTATCATTATGTGCTTCATCCCCCCACCAGAATCCTCTACCACTATTGTTATTCATTTGAAATGACATAGCATACTCATCAGTACCCAAATGACCATAATCATAGCCATTTTTCATACCAATAGTATAAGTACCACTATCCCAAACTCTTAACTTATCTCTTGTTTGGTTACCATTAAAACCAACAAACCCTACTGCTTCAATGTTTACTACACGTGAATTACCATTAGGATCTAAATAATAACTAGTATCCTGAGAGTCATAAAAAATAGGAGCACGCATAGAATGATCACTAAACCAATTACCAGTATTATCACAATAAGCTCCCCAGTTACTAGAAGAATTTAGAAATCCTATTCTACCGCTGTTTGTGTGTATACGTCTAGTAGTCTCATCCGTATCTGTCATATAAATATCAGCCGATGTACCACTACCTACGGTTAGTGCTCCATATACTTGAACATTGTAACTGTTGTCCATTCTTAGTCCCCAGTTACCTGCTGAGTTTAAGAAACCAATTTCATTTGATGAGTTAGCATAAAGATAACCTCTCAATGCACTTACATGACCTCCTGTGTAGAATCTAATTGCGGATAAACCAGTCGTAGATGATGCATCCCAATAACCATTTGCTTGTGATGACCAATGCATTGTAGTACTTTCATTATACAGACCTGTGTTAGAGTTGTCATTTCTAAACCATGCAGTAGTATAAGTATTTGAGAATCTTACAGTACTTGAAGTAGATACTCTTTGGTTTTCTAAGGGTTGGAATCTTCCATCAGATTCAGTCTCAGTAAAATACCTATCGTCATGGTTATGAGACGGAAGACTGGTTAAAGCATAACTCCCGATGTTACCTGTGTGTATAGACTGGTAACCGCCTATTGTGGTATTGGATAATAAATTAGCCATTTATCTTTTTGTTTAATTCTTGGACTTGATTAGTTAATTCCTTTACTGCACCTATAAGAGCAGCAGTTAAGCGAGAGTAGTGAACCCCTATAGGTTCTCCGTTCTCATCATATTGTACAAATTCTGGGTACACCTCAGCAACTTCTTCTGCAATAAGACCTAGTTCAGTAGTTTCAGACCCAATCTTATTGTAAGTGACTGGTCTCAAATTTACTACCTTTTCTAAATTTCCCTCACTTGTTTCTACGTTTTCTTTTAGTTTAATAGAAGAGTTTTCTGTAATAGTTCCATTAACAGTTAAATTTCCATTAACAGTCAAGGCTCCACCAATTGATCCTCCACTTAAGGGTAAGTAGTTTGCTAAAGCAGAGTTGAGCGCATATCCTGCTGAGGCATGATTACCCCAACCATATGCTGTATCCCAGTTTCCAGAATTGTAACCAGAAGCTGATATAGTTCCAACAACTACTAAATTACCTGCATGCCATGCATAACCATCTGCTCTAAATACATGGTAAAGGTTTTCAGAAACAGAACCACAACCATAACCTACACAAGAGTTTCCATAAATTCTAATCTCTTCATTGTTATCATCGTTAAGTTGGAATTCAAGCCAGCTGTTACCTGCACCTCTAGCAGAAGCTTCACTTATCCAACGCATAGAGTAAGGATCACTTTGAGGACTTCCAGCAGTATCTCTAAATCTAATCTCGTTAACATAAATAGGCGAAGCATATGCATTCAGACCAGCATTAAGAGTAAGAGCACCAGTCATGGTATCACCAGACTTAGATACCTTACCTGCAATACTGTTAGTTACTGTAGTAGCAAAGTTTGAATCATCTCCTAATGCAGCAGCCAATTCATCTAGAGTATCTAGTGCTCCTGGTGCTCCATTAATTAAGTTATTGATTTGGGTAGTTACATAAGATGTAGTAGCATAGCCAGCAGAAGCGTGATTTCCCCACCCAAAGGCTGTGTTCCAGTTACTTACGTTAGTTGAAGTGAAGTTAGCAGTTGTCCATACGTCAACATAATCAGCATAAGGAGTAGTAGATCCAAATGTTTGCTGATAGATACGCATTCCAATACCTGACTTCTTGAACATGACCAAATTGTCTGTTCCACCAGAACTATCGGTGTAAGAACGCATATGCAAATAATCTGCATATGGGGCTCCTCCGTCATTATTCCAAGAAGTAAATCCGAACTGAAGATAACCTGCAGTAGTTTCTGAAGGAGAGATAATTCTATTGTCGTACCTAAGAAGTTGTCCTGTTTGATTAGTTACTTGACCAGATTCTGATGCATAGCCTGCATTATTTGCATAACTAACGTTTTGAGACCCTATGTTTCCTGAGTGAATAACAGTTTGGTTGTCCCAATAAAGAACACCGTTAGTACGCATCTCAAGGAACTTACCCACTACCCCACTAATATGAAATGCTATACCTGTGGTTGTGTTGTCGTAAGATTCTGTCCAAAGAGCAGCACTTGTGTAGAGATTGTTAGTCTGTGACTTTCTTCCTCTTATTGTATTGTATCCGTAAATACCTCCATAGTTAATAAATTCACCATCGTTTCTAAGAATACCAGGAGTGTATACACCAGAACCATATTCTCCAGATTGATTAAGTCTAAGCCAAGAATCGTATGAAGCTATTGTGTCTTTATTATTTAAGTGAACTCTACCATCTCCAGTAATTCTAGTAGTCCAATTAGTTCCATTATTTACACCAATAGCATATCCTGCAGAAGGAGATACCCTAGTATACATACCATAGTCAAGACCAGAAGCATTTACATATAATCCCCAGTCATTATTATTTGACTTAGTTATGTAAACTACAGCATCTGTAGAAGAGTTACCTGATCCTCCATCAAATATAGCAGCACCACTAACGTGAAATTTTTCAGAAGGAGTAGAAGTTCCAACACCTACGTTTCTAGCAGCATCAATTGTTACGGCTCTATTTTCTTGAATACTAAATCTTAATTCTGAACCAACTACATTAAAAGGTGCCCAAGCACCTAATCCTGAGTTATGCCCTCCAATTACAGCACCGTTAGTACTAGATGATAGATAACCACTTATAACTTTATCAGTTCCGCTTTTACCAAATACAGCAGTTCCATACCATGCCGATTCAGCAGGAACTGCTACGTCTCCTAGTAGAAGAGATCCTCCTGGAGTAATACGCATTTTTTCAGTAAGTGCAGACCCATTATAAGTCTTAAATAAAAGATTATATCCACTATTAATAATCTCAGCATCTCCACTACCCCATCTTAAACTATTGCCGCTATATATATTTATAGAACCAGCTACATCAAGTTTATAATTAGGAGCTGTAGTTCCAATACCTACGTTACCTCCACTTTGGATGTAAACAGCGGTTGGAGAATATCGTGTTCCAAATGATAAGTCAGTAGCTCCAGTGCTGTAATAATGAAGTTTTATGTTTCCAAGTTCAGTTGCGGCATCTAAATCTTGCGAAAACCTGATTCCCGTAAAGTTACCATCACTAATACCGCCAACGTTATTTATATTTAATTGATAAGCGGCAGCTTGTGTAGCCCTACTCAAGCTTAATAAATGTGTAGGAGCAGTAGTTCCTATTCCTACGTTGCCACCATTAGTAATTACTGCGTAAGTAGTTCCACCACCACTACTTCTAAAGTTGTGTGTTGTATTATCATAGTAGTTTGCTGGATCTCCAGATCCTCCCAAGTACATAGTAACACTGTTTGAAGCGTTGTATATTACATTATATGTTCCACTGTTCTGGGCAATAAAAATGCCCCTAGAAGAAATAATTCCATCAACATCTAAACGGGATACAGGACTGACAGTACCAATACCTAAATTTCCATTATTTAAAGTCATCCAATAGGATGCACTTTGTGATCTCCAATAGTGTATGTTTGAATCTATGTAATTTCCATCTCCTGCATTATATAAATGTATATTATTCCAAGGATCACGTAAGTTTAAAAAGCTACTTCCTTTTTGTAATCTTACATTGTCTGTAACATTTGCAAACAATAGACTACCTGTCATAGTGTCTCCAGACTTAGCTACCTTGTTAGCTATACTATTTGTAATAGTAGTAGAGAAGCTAGCGTCATCTCCAAGTGCTGCTGCAAGTTCATTAAGCGTATCTAATGCTGCAGGAGCTGCATCTACTAAGGCAGCTATTGCACTAGTCACATAAGACTGAGTAGCATATCCGCTTAAACTAGCAGAAGTTAAATAAGCTTGAGATGTAACCCAAGATTGAGTAGCTGCAAGAGCACCATTAATAGTAATAGTCCCTGAGGTAACTACGTTACCCCCTACTATAAGTCCGTTTTTTACGATAAATTCATTAGACATGTTTTAGTATTTATATTTCCAAACAAATCCGTATGCTAACTTCTTAGTTCCACGAATACACTTTCCTATATGACTATCATCATAATTTAAAGTAGAAGCTATGTTTTTTATGGTAGTTGCCCACTCTTTTATTACAGAATTATCTACTGGATTAATTTGCAATATACCACCATGATTTTCTAATAGATTCTTTTCTCTAGTGTTTAAACATGCTAATTTATAACTATCAGGTTTAATTTTATTTTTATTAGCTATTGATATTTTTTTCTTGGCTTCTTCAGAGCAAGCATAATTAGACTTTTTTGGAGCCCTTCCTTTCTTTGCTAAACTCATAAGTTGTTTTGTTTCTTCTGATCTTTTCTGCCCTAAGTGATGACTACTTCTTTTTAATTTAGTTTCTTCTGTATCTACTCTACCAAAAGTACCATCTCCACCTGCAGTCATGTTCATACCTAAAGGATTGTTTTTGTAGAAAGTATTTAACAAAGTAATATACTCAATTTCTTTAGTAGAAAGTAAGTCGGGATTACATGTTTCTAAAACTTCTAAAGTATGGTTTTCCCAACCATACTTTTTTATACTATTGTAAATTAAGGGTTGCTTCTTACAGTTACAGTTTCTGTAACAAGAAGTCCTACTAGACAAGCACATAGTTTTACCTATGTAAACTTTTCCATTAGGGTTTGTGATTTTGTAAATTGTAGCTTGCTTCATTTTTTATTGTTTTCACTATCCAACAATGTTTGTATTAGAAATATTTATAACTCATTACTATCGTGTAAGGATTAGCACTTGAGTTGACTGCGTTAATTCTTGCATCTGAGCCCACTAGAGAGCTTGTAAAGTTAACAGAGGTAGTTGACCCTATGTCAGGGGTAGTTGTTTCCGTATGAGCGATTGTAGGCGTTCCTGATTGATTCCAGGTAACCATGATTGTACCAGCTCTTTGGTCTGTAAGTGAGTTGTTGTTTAAAATATAGTACTCAATAAAGGCACACATACCTACGCTTACGGTTTGAGCCCATACAACAGTAGTAGCACTAGGATTAATAGTAGCCGTAGAAGACATGTGTACTACTCCGTTACCAGTTCCTATTCTAAGTTTATCTTGTACTCTTACTTGTCCGTTTACATCTAAGTCATATCCTGGAGAAGCTTGGTTAATACCTACTCTGTTAGTAGTAGAGTTGTAAGTCAAAGCAGAGGCTCCTGCTAAAGATCCAGAACTGTTGTATTGGAATTGTGTATCAGATCCTCCTGGAGTTGTTGTTGCTATTGTCCAGCTTCTATTTGCGCTTAAGTCATAGCTAGTTCCATTAATAGTAAGCGTTCTTGCTTGTGGAACGTAACCTGCTGAACTATGATTACCCCAGCCATACGCAGTATTCCAGTTAGTACTGTTACCGCCTGTAGCTGTAATAACTCCACTTACGTCTAATTTAGTAGAAGGTGTTGTTGTGCCTATTCCTACGTTACCTGCGTCTATAGTAATACCCCCCGAAGTTGCTGGATCATATCCCCCTGCTACAATATAAACTTTATCGCCAGGAGTTCTAGCGGCTAAAGTCATAGCATTTTGGTTACTACCTACCCCTGCCGAATTAGCGTGCCATAAACTTCCAACATGGGTTCCTGTATTTTCATAAAAGTCTATACCAGAATATCCACTAGCGCTTGTGTGTTGAATATGTACTGTAGCCTGACCAGCAGTACCACCGTTTACTGCTAAAGCTGTACCAGGACTAATAGTACCAATACCTACATTTCCTAAATTATCAATAAATAATCTTGAAGTTGTTGAGCCAGTTCCTGTTTCTAAACTTATAGTTTTAGCTTGTACTGATAATGGTTTAAATTCTGCTCCCCAGTCAACTGCATATAAGAAACTGATTCCTGATTGTACTGCAAGTGTTGTAGAATGTCCTTGTGCAGATAAACCAACAACAGAACCCGTTGCTGATATTGCTCCACTCACTTCAAGTTTTTCATATGGATTAGTAGTACCTATTCCTACGTTACCAGATGATAAAATGCTTAAAAACGTATTAGCTCCAGAATTCCAACTACCAGGTGAGGTGTTGTATTTAATATCAAACCTACCACCGTAAAAATCTAACCAGGGAGTGCCACTACCTACAGATAAAGCAAGACCATTGTTGTTACTACCGGAGCTATTTAAAATTCTAATAGCATTATCATTACCTGTAGCAACATCTAGCTTATAAGCAGGACTAGTGGTACCAATACCTACATTATCAGAAGCATTTATGGTTATAGTTGCAACTGAGCTTGCTCCTAAGTGTAGATAGTTAGCTGCTCTTAAAGCGGTGCTGTCTGATTGAGCATTTGAAAATATATGATTAGCGTTACCGTATCCTAAAAAAGTTCTGAATGTAGTATTTTCATTGATAACTAAACCACCATATTGATCTGTAGAATCTATTCTAATATTACCTGCATCTGAGCCATTAGCGGCCCCTACTATGTGCAATTTATTTCCGGGGCTTGTAGTACCAATTCCTACGTTAAATCCAAAAATTGAATCACCATTTGTTTTCCACTGTTGTGAAGCATCAACTCTATAGGCAGCACTTCCCGTAAGTCCATTTTTTACTACTTGTAATAACTCTCCTCCACCATCTCCAGAAAATGCTTTTCCTACTGCCCAAGTTCCAGTATAATTACTACCTTGAGCTCCCTCTAGTCTATAAAAAACAGCAGAATATCCACTTGCTGGATTTATTACAATACCCTCTCCCCATGCTACGCTTGAAGGTGTTATTTCAAGTTTAGAATAAGGACTAGTAGTACCAATCCCCACATTTCCAGTTGAGCGTTGGAATATTACTGCATTTCCAAGGTAAGCTCCATTGTCAGCATATCTTGCTAAAAATAAATCACCCCCAACATTACTTCCTGGCTCAGCACCATGTACATATAAATCCCATCTGTTAAAACCAGATGTATTCCATATAAACTCTCTATAGTGAGACGTAGCACCACCATCTAAAATGATACCACTTGTAAATTTAGCATATCCGTTTACATCTAACTTTTGTGAAGGAGTTGTAGTTCCTATACCTACATTTCCCGAAGTATTAATATATATTCTATTTACATTATTAGTATAAAATCCTAAAGGTGTAGCGTTAGTTGATCCTATATAACCTTCATTAGAAATAAGACCTGCATACATTAGATATGTACCTGAGTTCTCAATCTTTATAATTCGGTCACCAGCACCATATAGGTGAAGATTGTGTGAAGGACTAGGAGTACCTATTCCCACATTACCACTATCTGTTATTTGAAATCTACCTCCAGTAATACCTGGGGCATCAACAGTTAGTGCACCTGTACCTCCTATGTTTAAAGCGGAGTATCCCCCACCATTAGTATCAATACGTATACCGTTAGAGTTTCCAGAAGAAATAGATAGTTTACCATACATGGTAGTAGTACCTATTCCTACATTTGAACCATCATCGTAGATCTGAGAGTTACCTAAAGTAGTAGATCCTGTGAACTTAGAAATGTAATTTGTTGTTCCGCTAGCATTGGCAGGAGTGTATCCTAACCATCCAGCAATAGTCTTGTTTACCCAAAGAGTTCCGTTAAATCCTAATAACTCTCCGTTTACTGGTAAGTTTGTTTTTAAATCTACATCATGAATCTCGTTTAACTCAAATCCATTCTGTACTTTAACGAAGATTTCTCCGTTGTTAGAGTTCTTACGGGTTACTATACCGATAAAAACTAAGTGAGCAGGGGCATACGGTTTATTGATTAAGCCGTAAATTAAGTTTCCTCCTGTTCCCAACCACACAGGATCACCTGCTGCGCCTGCAGTTGAGGTATCTAATCCATCTAAAAGACCTTCTGTCACTACATTGGCAAAACCATTTGTAGAAACTGTGGCATCCAAAAGACCCATAGTCTTAGAAGATGTGGCTTCAGAAGCATTAGAAGCCAAACCAACAATCATGTTAGTTCCATCTGCACTAGTAACGTAAACTGCTTGTCCCTTGTTAATAGCTACACCTGCCTTTACGGTATGCTGTAGTTTAGAAACATAAGGAGTTGTAATTGTCCAAGACCTATTAGCAGTTAAATCATAACTTACACCGTTAATAGTTAACGTGCGAGATGTAGGAACGTAACCACTTAAGCCTATGCCAGATGTAATATCTGACATTAATTGAGCATAGGTTCTAGTATATAGTTGTCCTTGTGCAGTTGTTCCTACAATAACATGATCCCAGCTAGCTGTGTTGGTTATTCCTGTTAAATAAACAGTCCCTGAAAGAGTGGTTAAACCTTGTATAGTTACACCACATTGATAGGTTTTGCTGCTGAGTGACTTCATGTTTTTGTTTGTAATGTAAAAAAGCTAGGGGTTTTTAGGCCCCTAGCAAAGATAATAGTTTAATTAAATTAAGCAATTTTAATCACCAATACTCTAAGAGCATTTGTAGCAACAGGAGAACAGAATCCTAAAGTAACTACGTTGATGGTTGTACGTACTACGTCACACTCTACGTTCTCACCAGTAGCTAGTTCATAAACTTGAACTATGATATCGTTAGAAGCTAAAGCGTGAGTCACTATCATGCTAGTAGCTGGAGCTGCTGGACCTGTTGCAGCATAACGCAAAGCAGCTAATCCAGAAGGAGTTACTGCTACTGTAGAGCTACTTAAAGCATTTACTTCAGCACTAGTAGCCAATTCTACAACACCTGCAGCACTTGTAGTAGCGTTTACACCACTTACAGTGATAGAAGTTGTTCCTGAACCAGCAACTGCAACACCGTTAGATCCACTGATTGTGATTCCTGTAATAACGTCACCTGCTAAATCAGCAGAAGTTAAGTATTTGATTACACCTGAGTCACTTACCAAGTATTTGTTTCCTGTGTAAGCAGCACCAGCGTCAGCAATAGAACCTACGTGTAAAGGCTCAGTTACAGTAGACCAGTAGTCACTAGTCTCATTCCAGATGAAAGAAACGTTAGTACTTGTTCCTCTTTCTACTTCAATACCTGCGTTCTGAGAAGGAGAACTAACTTCATCTCTGTTAAGAAGAAGAATGTTATCACCAATCTCTACAGTGTTTGAGTTAACATAAGTTACTGTACCGTTTACAGTTAAGTTGCCACCGACAGTTACGGTAGTTCCGTCATCTGTAATAGTTGAGTTAGAGAATCCTGTACCATTCCACTTAGTTAAGTAGTTGGTAGTCAATGATCCAGCACCTGTGATAGCAATGTCATCAGCGTTAACTGTGATACCAGTTCCTGCACCTACTGCAAAAGAACGTGAAGCTGTGATATCTCCTCCGCCAGTTAAACCTGCACCTGCTGTCAAAATAACTGCAGAGTGATCAGTGTTACGAGTAGAAGTGGTGTCAAGAGCTACGTCATTGGCGTTTACAGTAATACCTGTACCTGCTCCAATGTTAAGAGTTACAGAAGCTCCAAGAGCAACAGAACCTCCATCAGTAAGACCTGCTCCAGCAACTACAGAAAGAGAAGAGTTAACCAACATTCCGTTAGTAACACCACCTGCCTTAATGGAAAGTTGATTAGAACCATTTAAACCAATAGAAGCATCGTCATACAGAACGTTTACGGTAATATCTCTGGTTCCGCTAACAGATATAGCGTTACCAGCTACAATTGACCTTAAATCACCTCCTACGTCTACCCAGGCAGTACCATCATAGAAGTAGATTGACTTGTCTCCAGTAGAGGAGTTGAAGTAGACCTGACCTGCAGCAGGAGTTCCTGGTGCTGTACCTAAGTTCTGGATGACCGCATTCTGCAGTTCGCATTTATTGAGGTCTATCGCTGTTAAGAATTTTTTTGCCATGATTATATTATTTTATATTTTTATTTTTTAGTTAAAGTAAGCTTTGCCACTAAATGCTCCACAAAAAGTAATCTTGCAACTATTAAGAGAGAGATAATCAACAGCTCCTTCAACAATACTTCCAGCAGAATCTACAACAGTAACGGAAGGATATTTATTCATGTTATGAATAGCAGTCCATTCTATATTAGGTGTATTTTCATAGTGCACATAAGTATCTACATAGGATACAGTAAGTGCTGCAGCATTTCTTCTATTAAAAACAATAGTTTTTATCAGATCTCCTACTAAAGATATAGATGTAATTGTTTCATCATATGCCTGATCTCCTTTTTGAGATAAAACAGCTGATAAATTATCTAGTGTTATTTTCTTTGTAATGTTATTTACAACATCTACAATTGGAATAACATCATAGTAAATATTTACCTCTTGTGAGAAGTAAGGAGGTAGTTGTGTTATAGTAGGATCGTAACTACGCATTATACAATGAATCTATTTCCTGCTTGAGTTAATAAGTATTGAGGACCATAATCTACAACTTCAGTCTCAGTATACTCAGCATCAATTAATTTCATGAGATCAAAAACCTCTTTGTTGTAAATATCTATTTCTGCTGTATCACTACAACCAGTTTCAATACCATACTTGGTCTCTCTAAATTCAGCATACATTGCTTCACCAAATTTTAAAGAAACTTTAGCTTCATCACAGTTAGTGCACTTACCCATTTTTTTGTTTTAAACTTTGTTCATACCCGTCTATACAATTAGCACAGACTTGTTTACCATCAGATGCAGTTTTCTTTTGACAACCACAACTTAATCTTGATCCACAATTTTGACAATTCATATTGGTTTATATTTAATTAATTGCAATAAGTACAGTTTAGTTTTTCAAGTTGTTTCTTAGCATAGTTATATATTGCTTGACCTTGTTCAGGACTATGGCAAAATTCTACTTTTGCTTTAGCACCCTCTAACATCATCTTTAACAACCTTAACTTATTTAATTTTTCTTTTTCTGCAGGTAATGGCTCACATCCAGACAAGTTAATACTACAAAGAATATTGTAGTATATATTCATAGATTGTGCTATACGTAAGTGATTATATTCTACCCAAACTTTATCATTTGGTGCAACACTGTAGCGCAAAGTATAAATACCGTCAGGTAATTCACTTAATGCTGTATCACAGTTTGTATCTTGCAAATGTAAAGTACATGCATTAAATACGTTTTCACTATTAGGTAAAATCTCAAGAACTACTTCCTCTAAATACCCCGGAAGTAAAATTTGTAATCTATTACAAGTAATTCCTAACTCTGTACTGTATGTACTAGTATCTACAACTCTAAAGATTTTTGCATTAAGAGTTTCTGGAATATCTAAACTGAGGATGTGTTTTTGTGCCATAGGATTGTTAAATAGACGGTATGCCTACTCATATATAATTTACTAAATAAATCTAAATAAAAAAAGGGGAAGATCACTCCTCCCCTTTTTATATGATAATAAAGTGTTATTACAATGATTGTAAAGTTACACCATTACCAGCAGCGCTCAAAATTGAAGCCATATCGCTTTCAAAAGTAGAAGCTACTGAGCTAGTAATTACTTCACACACATACTGATCATTATCAAATGTGCTAGTAGGATTACTGAAGCGAGGTACATTGTGTACAACCATATAACGGTAGTAAGAGTTGTTACGGTTAACACCAAATACTGCATTACCATTCAAGATTTCACGGATACGTGGATCATCATTGAAATGATTCTGTGCATAACGCTCAGACAAAATCAAATCACGGATGATAGTTTCACCAAAACCTTCACCTTGCTTAGGAAGTTGTAAAGTATTAACACAAGTTCCACCAAAAGCACAAGGATCACCAACTTGATCAATTTCAGAAGCTAAAACAATAACGCCCTCTTTTTCAAAATGATCAGTAGGTTGGAAAGAACAATCACCAAACTTAGTGTCAACATAAGCACCAGTAATGATAATACCAGCTTTGTTGTCAGCAGTTGGAGTAGTATCTTCAACAAAAGAATCCCAAGAGATAGCTTTAACAGCGTAAGCAGCAGCACCAGATCCAGAACCACCAGAGAAAGTAACACCAGCAGCATCAGATAAAACATAACCTGAACCAGATACATTGATGGTAATTGCAGTAACAGCACCACCAGAAATAGTAGCAGTAGCAGTAGCTTGAACACCTGAAGCAGGAGCAGCAATAGCTACAGTAGGAGCAGAAGAATAACCACTACCACCGTTAGTAATTTTAATTTCAATTACTTTACCAACGTTAGCAGAAGTAGGATTAACATATGCAGTGTAGCTAACACCAGCATTAGTACTAACGTAAGCTACAGGAGAAATGAACTGATTAATACGGGGATCTTCAGCCAAGCTCTTAGCCCAACCAACCATAACTGCAGCAGGATCAACACTAGTTTGACCAGTAGCGCAACAACCAGTGTAGTAATCAGCTACATAGTAAGCATTACGACCCAAGAAACGCAAAGCAGGAGAACCTTTAACATCTACACGTAAGTAGTAGGTTTCATCACACTTGTAAGTTTTGGTACAAGCAGCATAAGGAGTGTTGTTCAAACCAGCAGTAAGTCCTACAGCAACAATACTATTAGTTGCAGTTTTAGGAGATACTTTGTAGAAACCGCTAATGTACTTAGGGTTAATAGTTTTAGACTTTGAAGACTCAGCATAACCACCGTGGAAAGGACCAATCTTGTCATTAGCAGGAGTTAAGCTAGAAGATGCAAGAATAAAGTTTGTTCCGGTAGTAGCATTTAAGTTTACAAAAGTAGAGGCATTGTAAAGACCAAAGTTACCTACAGTGGTCAATTCAGATGCAGTAGTTCCGCTGGCGCTTTTCTGGTAAGTACCAGTCCCAAGGAACACCTTTTTGAAAGCATGATTGAAATACATAATTTTATTTTTTTAATTGTTTATAAATAGATACACTAATATTATACTAAATTATTTTAAGAAAAGCAACTTATATTTTGTAGAATTTATTAAAGCCTTGATTTCATCCATAGTATTTATGATACTAGAGCATATTACCATACCTTGAACAAGACCAATTTTATCATATAAACTGCGAAGATATTTTACAGCTTCATCTGTAGTTTTAATAGTAGGAATAGCTGCTTGATCCGGGTAAGGTAATAATACCTCTTCTTTACCCTGATACTGTTCTGCTAAACCATCCGTAATATCTACAAGAGAATCATAAAACTCTCCCATTGCAACGTGTGCTGAATAATTTGTACTTAATAGATGAGCAACATGCACCTTAGTTGAGGCATGTAATAACTCATAAATCAACTCTCCCATTGCTTTATGGACAGAGGAAGAAGGTCTTTGTAATTTATTAATCATCTTTAATTATTTCTTTCAGCGTTTTGAGAACCACGAGCAAACTGACTTACTGATTCAATATCACCAGCAATAATGCTAACTGTTTCATCAATAAGTACTTCAGTTATATCATCTTTAAATTCACAAATTACATCAACTGTAGATACTAAACCAGTGTAAGGATTTACTGCACCAGTGATTTCTATATAAGCTGGTTTCCTGTAATATGTAAGAATAGGATTTACAATAGTAAATAAACCATCATGATAGATCTTTATTCTATTACCCATGATAGTACAGAATGTTTCACCCCATTCAAAACTGGGCTTTCTAAATTCATCAACTAATAAGTTTGCAGTATTAGCTTCTTCAACTAGATATACAGTCATTGAATCAGCAGGACAGCATTCTGATTTAGCATCAGTAGACACTTTCTTATACTCTAAGTAATCAGCAGGTAAAGGGTTAGACTCAAAATACTCAGGTTTATTTAAGCCAGTTATTGGTAATTCTAACAACAAGATCTGTAAATCATCTATACGTCTTTTAGAACCCTCATCACCTTCACGGAAAACATTACTAGCATGGAGTTGTCTTCTAACCCATTCTAGTTGTGCCTTGTTAAAAGCTTCAATAATCTGCCATGCCTCAAGATTATCATAATCATTTGAGGCCAACTTATTAAGCCGCTGCTTAATTTTTAACTGGAGTATATCGTTATTCATATGTGTTAACTGTAGGGGTATTATATTATACCCCCTCAGTGTTATTCTATATTAGATTACTCTTTCCAATGCTTTTCAACCTTCTCTATAATCTTGTCAGAAACATCCTGATTTAAAGGATTTTTCATATACTCAACTATATCAGCTGGTGTTCTACCAAGCATTGTGCTAGATTCAAGATGATAAATAAATCCATCACTCTTACTAACTATATATTTATAAAAAGAAGAATCTTTAACAACTGCTCTGAGTTTAAGATTAGTTAAATCCTCATTAGCAAGTGCTAAGAACTTCTCTGCTGTTTTAGTTTTATCAGTTTCAATTGTCTCACCATTAATGTATTTGTCCATGTTATCATAAACAATATCATTAGGTGTAGACTTTTTATACTGTGCACTATCAATGTCAAGAACTTTGGCAATATAAAATAATTTTCCTTGGTTCTTGTCAAACATTTTTTGTAATTCAGACAAAGCTTTGTTACGTAACTTTTTACTTTCTGTTTTAATTGTTACAGTCTCTTCAGCTCTATCTAAATAGAATTTTGGAGGAACGGCCCTACGTCTTGCATCATCGTAGTTTTTAGCTACAATACTAAAACCATTTGACTCAATTGCATAAAGCTTGATAAGATCATATGGATCTTTAGCAGGCTCTAAGAATAATGGTTCATTACCACATCTTATTGCAATCTTACTCCAGAACTCATCATTATCTGGTTTAAGAAGTTTAATCTTATTCCAGAAATCAGGATCATCAGGATTAACAACGTTAGCTGCTAATTCCTTTTCTAATTGAGAAACTACTTTTCTAATCTCTCTGATTTTAGCTTCACGCTCATCATCTGGTAAGAATTTTACTTCAGGAGCAAATTCATTTAATCCAGTTACATAGCGCTTAATCCCGTTAATCTCAAGACAAGCAAGTTGTTCTTCATGAAATACCCCATCAAAAAGGGATAATCCGTACTTTTCAAGACCCATATTATTGATTGTTGAATCAAAATAGGGACGTACACTTACAGTACTTTTTTTGTTCTGTGGGTACCTTTCTACAATTGTTATACTCATGGTTTTTTGTTGGTTTGATTATATAGGGGAGCTATTAACTCCCCTATAATTTTTTAATTAATTACTGAGAAATGTACAGATACTGCAGCATTTAATGCAGCAGAAGAATGCACATTGTAAAGTTTTACACTGAAACTATTAGCAGCAATAGCTGAAATAGTTGCATATGCAATACCATTTCCTGCGTATTGTACAGATACTAAAACTTTAGAAGTAGCTAACACTTTGCTATTTGTAACAACAAATACAGCAGAAGCATCAGCAGCTAAAGTACTAGATACTGTAGTAATAACACCTGCTTCAGCATTCACAGTAACACCTGAAGTAATGCTACTAGATTGAGTTACATTAGCAGTAGTAATAGCAGCAGCTTTTGTATTTAATTCATTTACAATAGCATTAATGTGTCCAAATTTAGCTAAGGACATATCAGATTCTTTTACTAAGAAAGCATCTGGAGAAGCGGGAGAAAATGTAGAGATTGCCATTTTATTTTATATTTTTTTTAATTAGAACCCAGAGCCAGCAACGAAGTGACTCTGGGTTGATATGTTTATTATTAGAAGCTTCCGCCAGTAATAGGGTTACGCATAACAATTTTCAACACTTTAGTTGGGTCTTTTACCCAAACTGCAGGCATTGTTTGAGACATCATTACACGGTATCCGTTAAAGTTACCAGAAGATTGGAATCCTTGGCTACGGCCCATATAATCCATAGTTCCGTTTTGGTAGAACCACTTCAATTGATTATCCCAAGACAATTTCAACAAGTAAAGGTTTTCATTTACGTTATCAGTAATGTCAAAGATAATGAAATTATATGAACTCAAAGGATGACCATCAATTAAGGGGTTTTCAATATCGTTAGTATGTAAGTTATCAAATGCAGGGTTCAATACAAACTTAACGTTAGCCAAGAAAGGAATTACGTAGCTGGTGTATGCAAATCCAAAGTTCAAATCCATACCTTTACCGGTAATAGCTCCAACTTCAGAAGCATTGATAACCAAACCACTGTTAACAGCTTCTTTCTTAATAGCCTCATTCACCATTTTCATACCACCCAAACCGGTTTGTACAATCAATTGGCGCTTAGGATCTGGACCTTGGAAGTCAACTTTACCAACGTAGAAGTTGTACAATTCAGCACGGAACATATCCAAAGTGAAACTAGATTTGTTGTAGATACGCTTGAAAGAGTTATCCAACTGCTTCCAAAGACCCACTGACAAACGGATATCATCTGGACCATCTTGCTTAATCTTACCACCTTGTCCCCACATCAAGTAGGTCTCAATGTCATTAGCAATTTTGCTCAAGTGAGCAGCTTCCATAGTAGTCAAGAAAGTACGGCTTAACTGACCATTGTCAAATGCACGCTTAACTGCATCTTTACCCATAGTCTGTACCATAGACTCCAAGCTATTGATTGCAGGGTCCATAGACTTATCAAAGTTACGCCAGATTTCTACAACAGGAACAGTACCATCAGCTTTCATACCACCCTTCAACATCAAGTCAGCACGACTAGAGATTGAGTAAGATACGTGAGCTTCAGCACCACCTACGAAGTTGTAGAATTCACGGAAACCAGCACCATAGTGTCCGATATCAGAGAAACGCTCACCGTATTCACCACGAGCAGAACCTTTACGGAAAACTTTAGTACCAGATGCTAAGTATTTGTTATCCAAGTATTTAGCGTTGTCATTGTTTACTAACTGAACAGTGTAGATGAAACCATCACCTGTAGGAAGAATATCAGCAGCAGTTACATACATTTCCAAACCGTTGTATTTGTCATAAGTAATGATATCACCATGTCCAAAAGAACGCTTGTTTAATTTGATTTTGAAGGTAGTACCATCAACACCTTTAGCAGCATTTGCAGATTCAATATCTTCTACAATGTAAGGAAGATCTTGAGCTACAGGAACTTGCCATTTGTACTCACCACGAGCATTGTCTACAGAGATGATGTTTTTTCCACCAAAACTAGAGAATTGATACAAGGGCATTTCAACTTTTTGAGCCATTGCCCATAAGTCTACTGGACCCATGTCCATAGGTTCACTGCTTTTCAGCATGTTTACGAGGTGGTATGAATCTACGTGAGAGCTAGCTTGGTAGCTGGTATCACGCAGAAATATACCATTGTTTAAAACTGGAGTTGCCATAATTATTTATTTATTTGTTTGTTTGTTGTGTTGTTAAAATCTTTTAAAAATATTTGCTTGTCTTGGAATCTTACGCTGTTTGGGTTCCTCTCTTTCTTCAGGTACAGTACTAGAAACTTTTCTTGACTGTTCTGTTTTAAGTTGCCTTACAGTGTTTTCAACCACTTTATTTTTGCCTTGCTCCATGATCTTTGACTTGTATCCATCAGGATCTGCCAATAACCACAGCGCTTCAGCTACTAATGGGTAGTTAGGTTCTACAAATTGATGTTTCTCTAACAAATGACCCAATAGGTTTGTGTTTCTTCCTGAGATAGAAGGATAGTTAGGTTGTACAAGACCAGCATATAACATAGACTGGGTTTTCTTATCCAACTTAACACCAGCTAACTCAGCGGGTTTAAGAGCCTCATACACGTTATCCATGTAAGCTGCTGCTGCTTGTTCTTGTTGTGCCTTCATATGCTCTTGTTCAGCAATCTTTTGGGCTACAATAGACTCTTGCATCTTATCCAACTTTGGTTTAAACTTATTAGCTTGTTGTTCTAACTTACCTAAGTCTTTCCAGGTTGTGATTTCCTCATCAATATCTTCATCATTACCAAATCCAGTAGCACGCAAATAAGAACGTACAATTTGTTCTTGATCCATTTCATCTGTAGGATCTAAACCACGTACTTCTTCTACTTGTGCTAATGCACTGAACAAACCTTTAAGATCTGTACCACCATTAGCTACATACTGGGCAGCATACTGAAGTTCTTCAGGAAGCGCTTCAAAGAACTCTTTTGGAGTTTGCTCTTTAATTGCTCGCTCCTTTTCTTCAAAGTTAGCTTGCAAGAGCTCCTTCCAATCTTTAATAGAGTATTCATCCATTGGTTTATCATCTTCAAAACCAATCAATACACCCTCTTCAATAAGTTTAGAGAAGGTTTCCACCATACCACTCTTATCTACTTTAGGTCTACCTCCTCTGGGTGACTCCTCTTCTTGCTCTAATAAATCATCAACCTCATTGGTTAACTCTTTAAGAACTTGTTCAGCAGATTGAGTTGGTTTCTTGATGTTACCATCCTCATCCTCTTCTTCTTTATCTAAGAACGTTAAATCCGTTTTAGGAGATGAAAAGATACTTGGTTTCTTTTCTTCTTCTGTTGGAAGCATGATACTATCTGCTCCCGGAGCTCCACCAAAGATATCATCAATGTTGATATCTACTTGTTGTACGGTGGTTTGCTCAGTTGGTTTGGTTTCACTCATATAGTTGGTTATTTTAGTTTGTAGTGTACATTAAGAATATAATATATTACTTCTAATAAACTTTAAAAATTTGATTTTAAAGCCGTATTTTTTGTAATATAAGGCTATTACTTCTTCTTGTTATCTTTAACATCATACTTATTCTTGTTCACTCTAGCTATTTCTAATTGTTTATTAGCAATCTCTCTTTGTGAAGCAAGCTTTTCTCTTTCAATAGATAACTTATCCATGTTAATAGCTTTCTGAGTACTGGCAGATTCTTTCTTTAAGTCCATTTGTTGCTGAAACTCCTCACTCTTACGGATATCTTTCATAGCATCTTGATAATCAGACTGTAAATTTTGGTTAATATCTACACCAGCACCATAACCAGCAGCCCTAATTTCAGCAATAACAATATCATTCTGTCTATTCTTCTCATTCTCTTCAGCTTCAAACTGCATCTTCATCATAGCCTCTTGATTCTTAGCTTGTAAAGCCTGCTCTTGCATAGCTTGTTGTTGTTGCATTTCCTGCTGACGTTGAGCTTGTTGTTTCTCATCAGAAGATTTAAGGATGTGAGATACTTCTGCAATAGACTCAGCCTTCATGATATTACCTAAATCATAAATAGAGGCACCTGCGGTGTTGTTTGTGATAGCCAATTGCTTTAACTGCTCCAGAGTAGCTCTGTGATTAGTTTTGGTCGTACAGAAGATATTAAAGTCTCTAAGCAATAAGTCAGTACCATTCATCTCAAAGTTAACCTTCTCATCAGTAGAGGTAATATACTGCAATCTAATAGATGGTTTGGTTGACTGATAGAACTGGGCTAAGTCTGTACGCATCTGATGTACACGAGGCATTAAGTAATCACAGTGATTAATAAAGTATGTCTCTGTCTGTGCATAAGAGTTTGATACAGCAATTCTTACACCAGTAGCTGTTGCTTGCTCTACTTGTTCTCCAAGACGCTGTGGTGTAATACCTATTACCTCAAATGCTTGCTGCTTAAAGTAGTTAGCCAATTGAGTTCTAGACATCAAACGCTGTGTCTGTTCTAAGTTTAATACCTGATAGTGTTGAAAGTTAAGAGCATTCTCAGTGTTAGTGATAGATGTATCCAATGGTAACATCTGGAAGTTCTTCATTGCAACGTAGGCTTTTGCTAAGTTGTTCTTTCCCCAATCTTCTCCCAATGAGTGTCTAGGTAAAGCATTCTGATCTAACATGATCACAGTACCTAATTCATCTACAAGAATATCAGCAATTTGGTTATTTACAATGTTATAACCAATCTGGTAAGGCTTCATTAAATCTACTAAAGATGTAGACTTAGTGTTTCTATCTGAGAATACAGATCCTTCTACTGGTAATTTACAACCGTACAATGTAGAATCTCCTTTAAATTGGAAAGGTACTCGTCCTGGTTTAGAACGATTAATACCTAAGTAAATAGGATTAATACCACTTGCATTGTTGTTCATCCCAAAATATGCAGGGTAGTTAGGCCCAATTTTTACTCCACCCCATACCTCATTAATCCAAATCCAATCAATATGTTCTCCTGCAATTAAGTTCTCTTTAGTTTTATTCTTAAGTACACTTGTATCATAGATAGGTTTTTGAGTAATAGCATATGACTCATCTACCACATCTTGCATAACTTGTCCGGTCTCATCAATCTTAATTAAATGTCCAACTTTACGCTGTGACTTCCAATAGATATGAGCTACACGTAACATATCTGTATTCTGATAATCTGTATAATCTTCAGATTCAGACATGATATAACTAACTATATCATTACCAGCAGTACTATTTTGCTCCCATACAGACATAAACTGACGGTATTGTAATGATGGCATGTTAGTATTCCATTCATGAGACTTAGTAGCATCATAGTAAGAACCATCATTTTGCATTCCTTGCAATGGATATCCTGCTGCTCTTGTTGGATAAATAGCTTCTAATGATTGTAATTGAGCATCAGTCATTAAATATCCATACTTGTCAATAATATCAGAGACTGTATATAACTCAACTTTACCTACCCAGTTACCTTGAGAGATATACCTAATGTCTGGAGACTTATGATAGAAAGTAACCAAAGGATTCCACAATTCTAATTCATAATCATCTTCATTCATCTTAAAGTGCCAGAACTCTCTATCTGTGATTAACATATCACGGAAAGCTCTTTCCTCAAGTTCATCCATTTTAAATCTTTCCTCATCCACACGGGCTTGATGTTCTGCCCACTCTTCTAACATTGAACGATAGTCTTTCTTAAAGAACTGTTCAATCTCAGGTAATGATTTAAGATTTTCTGGGGCTAATGCTTTCTGAATCTCAGGATCTTCCATATCAGCACCCTGCTCAATCATACTCATAACTATCTTACGTTCAGCATCAGCTAATAGCCTTTGCTCAATCATAGCTCTTTTCTGATCTAATAATTCATTGTAGGAGATCTCATCTACAGCCCGGAATGTTACTCTTGTATTTCTTTTAGCAAATTCTGCTACTAATACATTAATTACATTAGGAATAATTGGGTAAAATTTTAACTCTAATGCTGACTGATCTTCTTTAGTAAGAACATCAATTAATTCAGCATACTCTACATCTTCCTCAACTATATAATCACTACGATCAATAATACCTTTAGCAAGCTTGTAGTTCTTAGAGAGTCTGCGTGCATTTCTACGCAACTGCTTCATACCCTGCCACTCTAACCAATCAAGGTTATGTGCAGCCCAATCATCATCTTTATCCTTTCTTGGAATAAATTGGATTGGTTGAGTAAGAGTACTCATCTTATTGTATTCTGCCTTAGCTCCATTTTTGAGCTGCATAGCATTATATAACTGCATAGTCTGTAATTGTTGTATTAAATTGTTCTATTAATTCATTAACATTAATGTCAACAGTTTCTTCATCTTCATCAGAATAATAACTGATATAAGTTACATTAACTGTAACATTTTCCATCGCTGTAGTACTCATGCACCAGTTTATCATTTTAAATTTCTAAACGCCTGTTTTGGTCTTTGCATATTGCTAGAAGACCCACTTTTTCCAATATGCCTAAAAGCCCCTACTTTTAATTTATATAAATCTTTTGACTTATCCAAACTTTCAGGGTTTAGTTCTCTACGTTTTAAATATCCACGGTTTGATTGTTGGATTTTTGCAAAGGCTACAAGAGCTGTAAATGCCACTAATCTATCCACGTTTAAACCCTCTCTATATGCCAACATCTCTTTGATCAGCATAGGATCTGGTATTCTAGATACACCATAGGTAGTCTTTACAACTGTACCATCTGTTTTATAATCATGATCAATCTCCTCTCTAAGAAATTCAATTGCATAAGAAAGTAAATGAGCTTTAAATAATGTACCCGTGTTTCTCCAACCATACTGTTGATATACACTAGCATTACTACCAATGTCTTTCAAGAATAAGATCTGATCTTTAGTAACTAGGTATCTCTGTTTTCTCTGAGATATCATGTACTGGATAAATAGGGATACGTTATTCTCCACTAATGTCCAAGCGTTATACCACTCAATAATTAACTCTAGTCTTTCATGTGTTTTCTTGATATCATCAAAACGTCCACACCATGCTGCTACAATTCTATCCTGTTCTATATGCGTTTTCTGCTCTCCACCCTCTTCTCTAGATACTTCCACAGGAGCTTTATAAACAAAAATGGAACAAAGAGAATCAGAGGTAGTAGTCTTACCTTCAGAAACCGGGTCAATACTTGCATAATACATTCCAAATGTAGGATCTTTTTTAGGTCTTTCCCACACGACCAAACATCCTGTCTTATCTTCTGTCTTTTTAGAGATAGGAAACTCATTAATAGGTAGTTTATTAGAGTCTTTAACAGCTAAATTACTATGCTCATCTCTATATAACTCTAATAATTCATAAGCATATTCTTTATCTTCAATTCTTCGTAATTGTGCAGCAAGTAAATGTACAGAAAATACAGACTCTCTTCTAAATGCAAAAGCCTCTTCAATATTTGTAGGCTTCTGGGAGATACGTAACTGGTACTTATCAGGCTCAATCTCTTTCTTCCACTTAATCCTCTCTTCTTTAATAGCTTCTAAAGCAGTCTCTACTAATGAGTTACCATACTTATCTACATACGGCATCATTGACCACTGTTCAGGAATAAATAATCCGGCTGTACCAATAGTCCCTTTACTATCTAATAGATTAGTTTCTACAGCAAAGATATCATTAGCTTCCGGGTTCATGATTAAGTTCTTTAATGGTTCACACTGATCAAGGTCACCGACAGATCCTGCTGCAATAAATACCCCGGTAGTTACCATACCAGATTGTAATGCAGGTCGTAAGTATTCATATGTCTCCCCCATCTTAGGAGCAATACCTGCTTCCTCGTGGAAGAAGTACTGACAAGGACCACCCACACCCGCTGTTGCAGATTTCTCAAATGACATACCTTGTATAGTACCTTTTAATCCTACCTCAGTTTTCTTATTCCCTTTTCTTACCTCAATCTTTTGCTGCCATAGCATTACTTTATCCGGATTCATTGGTCTGTACCAGGCTGTATGCTCATTCAGAAACGATGCATACTCATCTAAGAACTTCCATGTACCCTTATCGTTTATATAATCTTTAAGCGAAGCTCCTATCTTAAGAGTAACACCCTCTTCAAACCATAATGAGTTGATTAGTTTACCAGCATGAAAGTATGAAGATGCAATCTGACGTTTCTTAAGAATAGCTACGTGCTTGTAGTATAGTTCAGCCAAGATCTCATACAGAGCCATGTGGTACTGAGCATCCCGGACTTTAGCAAATCCAAACCTCTTCTCTTCTTTATCATAAATAGGTAAGAAGTTTAACCACATGTAATAATCTCTGCTTAAGTACCAAACATTTGTTTGATCCTTATACAGTACACCATTCCTGCATTTCTTTTTCTGGTCATCCCAGTAATATATGTAATCCTTAGATTTAAAAGGCGCTACTGTATAGAAGCCTAACTTATTAAAAGTAGTTGCCTCTTTATTAAACAATAGACTAGTCTCATTAAAATTATACTGCCCTGGTTCCTTAAATAGTGTAAGTAAATAACTTCTCCATTCCTCTCTAGAAGAAAATTCTGTAATTGTCCAAACACCATTATCCCAAGTAGGAATTTCAATAATACTATTCATCTTCTACAACGTCTACAATGCTTTCAAAGTTTTCAGGTTTACCATTTGTAGTAATAATCATATAAAGTAATGTATCAATTGTCTTAGATGCAATCTTTGACTTACATTCTTTACCATTACCAAAATATGCTTCTTTATCATCACGATGAAAAGCATTCCATTGTTTTGTGTACGTGTTGTAATTAAACAACCAGTCGTACAAGCTGTGTTCTATATCATTGATCATAAGCTAATCCTATATTTCCTCTTACTTGACTTTGCTGTTCTTCAGCTAAATCTTTATATGCTCCCTTAAATGACTGTCTAATCTGCTCAAACTTAGCAGCAGCATTCACTAAAGCTGTAATATTACCATCTCTACCATGCTGTATTTCCGTAGTCTCCATGTAATGGGCTAATCTATCCAGCATAGACTTAATTCCTACATACGTTCTATACGTAGGAGTCTCGTATAACTTCTTACATGTATTCATACCCCGGATAATTAAATCATCCTCAGTAGAAACATCCATATCAATCTCAGACATTATAATCTCTTCCTTCTCATGTTCAGGAACATTGAAGAAAGGATTAAGATCTGGGTTAGGGCAAGTCATATAAAACAGGTAGGTATATACTTTTAAATAATCCTCTGGATATTCCGTCATTATATCATTAAGAGAGGAGATTGTATAACAGTGCTCTGTAGGCACCACCTTATTATTAACTATATCAAATAGTTTAATTAGCATCTTGTTTATGTTTAATTAGGTTTATCACCTCTGTTTTAAGGTAAGGCAAATCATATGGGACAATCTTTTTAACTAAAGGTTCTCCTTGATCATCAAGCTTGGTAATAGGGTTTCCAAACTTATCTGTACCCTCTGTATAGAACAATACATGGTGAATTGTTAGTTTTCCCGGCTTTAGTTTAGGGTTGTGCTTCAATATAATATACATATATGTAGACAACTGTAGTGCATAATGCCAGAAATTACAATCATCTAGGTGACTAACGGGCGTTAGCATCTTCTGACTAACACCCTCCCAATTTACATAGGATTCTTTCTTAATCTCTTTATTCGTCTTATAATCTGTGATATTTACATAACCTTTTGCCACCTCTACAAGATCTGATTGACCACATATACCAGCAGACTTCAAGTAAACAAAATGTTCCGGATACATACCCTCTACTAGCTTCTGTGCTGGAGCATACTTTATATCATCAGTAACTAGGGGCCTAATAATAGGTAGAATACAACCATGTCTTTCAATAGTATTTAACTGGAGTAAGTCTGCTTCACGCTGATTGTGATACCAGTTACCCTGATCAATAGCTCTATTAGATTCATTAGACCATGCCTGTAAAATATCCTCTACAGTCATACCGTACCACTTAGACTTCTTAGACTTAGCTGACTTCTCTGCTACAGTTTGAGCATCAAATGGCTTCTTATACTTAGATATAAACGAGGTCACTGATGTCCATTCTATACCGTCAGTATCTACTGACTCATATTTATGATTCTGGGATTTAAATATTACACTCATAGTTTAGATAATAAATCATTCTCTTGTTCTTCAGTAAGTAAAGCCGGCCATTTCTTTAATGGACACTCAGAAGATAAACTCCGTGTCTTAAACTTTAAAGAACACCCACACTCAGAACAACATGGTTGTGTACCAGGTGCTAAACAATTAACACCACTAAGGTCTACATTAGGACAAGCCAAACAAATAGTGTTACGCTCAAGAGCAATCTGCTCAATAGTATCTGTAGTAAATAAATAATTCTTAATTCCCTCAAGAATAAGTTCTTTGTTATTCCACAGAGTCGTCAGTTTGTTGTTTTTTATTTTTTCTATGATCTTTCTTTTTCTCATACTCTTCTTTCATTTTAATCTCTAAATTTTGCATCTTCTCTAGCTTATCTACTGTACTCTTGTACACATGATACCTAGAAAAAATCAAGTTCTCCCGGTTCTCTAAGTACTCAGAATATCTCCGGATATTAGTCTGAAGAATATCCCACTTAATATTAAACGTACCAAGACCATCTATAAGTACATGGGGATCCTCTAAAGAAGAGAGAGACTTCCTAGCTTTATCCCAGTAAAAGTCTGTCACTGCTTTAATCACCTTTTGTTCCATTTCTAACTCTATAGATGTCTCCTTTAAAATGTCTTTATACTTCTTCGGATTCAAGACTTACAAATTTATAATCTAATAAAACATTACCTTTAGCTTGTACATTAAGAGAGGTTGCTAACTTAATCATCTTTCTACCCTTACCATTCTTCTCAATCATTCCCTTACGCTCAAACTTAATAACCGCATTACGCACAGACTGAGGGGTTTTAAATACCCCCTCGTCTGATGCATAATTACAAAACTCAGTAAGCTCAATCTCTCCGTTAAATGCAAGCATAGTAAGACAATCAAGATCAGCGTTACTAACATTAATCTTCTCCAGATAACAATGGGTGAGAAGCTGATACTTTACAATATCACTCTTCCCCATCTTAACCTTCTTACTAACTTGATTTACAATCATGACCTCTTAAGTGTTCTAGGTTGCTCAGCTTCCTCCTCTTCAGGCTCCTCAGCTAACATGTTAGCTACCATCACCTGAAACTGCAAGCGCTTAGCTCTCTGTTCCTCAATGTCAGTAACCAACGTTTCATACTTTAACTGTACAGTTAAAAACTCTACTTGTTCAGTATAGTACTGAACCAACTTCTCTTTGCGCTCTTTTACCTCTTCAGGTGTAAGCTCTTTATTTTCTTCCATAATTATTAAATTTCCCAATATACAAATACCAACTCATTACAATCACAAGGATCTCTGGGATCCATTGGTCTACCACACCTAATACAAGTGGTGCTGGTTGGTTTATTATCTTCTCTAACTTCTTCATTCTCCATGATATACAAGATTACACTTTATATATTTACCCCCACTAACATTTTATCAACAAGTATCCCCCCGTACATGGGGTTCACTCTAATACCCCCTACCACGTATATGGAGATTATTTTATGGGTGAGGATGTGGAGGTCTATAAGCTATCAACTCCCCTCCTTACTTAGAGTCGGGACTAACCCCCCGCAAAAACTACCATGATGTACTTTTATAAAAAAACAGACAAAGCAATTATTTGCACAACAGGAACATTGGGAACCAAGACCGTGACTTTGCCCAATGGTAAGAAGATTGAGTCACGCATCCAAGTAGCAGACCTTAAATTTGGGGTCATTGCTGTGGGTGATCAAGAGGTGGGTGACATGAAAGTAGGGGATAAACTGCCCTACAAAATCATTGGTGATCCCATCATTGACCAGGATGGGAATCCTACAACTCTGTATTGGTGCACACCTGAATAAGGTGTGTGCCCTTACGGGTTACAGGCATAGGCACTTTCTATACAAGTTCTCAATTGTCCAGAGATTAAATTATGGTGGCTCCATAAGCTTGTTATATAGTTAAATATAGTTTTGTTTAACTTTTGAAAGTCTCAACCCGGGAATTCTTGAGACAATTGTCATTTTGTTTAACTTTTTTCTGACAATTGTAAGGGTGTGAGAGTAAATGACTAACACACTTCACCATAAAACTACATATGTAGCAAAGTGGTAAGAAGTGGGGTTAGGTGGGAACAAGTGGGCCATTATATGGCTAATACATTGATTAACACTCGTTTGAGCGAGTATAAACAGCATTTAGGCTCAAAGCGTCACTATATGAGTGGGTATGGAAACAATAAAAGAAACATTAGATATTAAAGGAGTAACAATTGAGTTAGTTGTTAAGCTTCCTTATGGTAGAATGATAGAGCATTGCATCACTACAGTAGAAGGTAAAGAAAGATGGGGATACATTAGTAACCCTGTTTTATTTGCGCACATCTGCTATCATGGTAAGTTTGCGTTTACGCTAACCCGTAAGGAGTTTGCTGATCATATTAAGGTAGATATGAGTGATGCTCTTAACAGGCTAAGAGAAAAGACTGTCGCTTTCTTAAACAACGGTTATGAGTTAAACGAGGGTACTCGTTGGCATGAAAGAGCTGTTGAAGAAAGAGATAGTCATTTGGCTTTCTTACCTAGAATTTTTGGGGGGGCTTAGGCTCCCTTTACTTTAATGCATCATAACTCACTTCCAAAGGGTGAGCAGTGGTATCTACATACTAATGAACTGGTATGGTGTACTACTGAATGCAGATGGGAGATAAAAACTACAAGGTATGGTATATCCTACTAACACATCTAGAGGACCTTGTAGTTCTTTTATTATACTCTGTGGTATTATACCTACTAGTATTACCGGATTTTTTAATTGAACTAAACTTAAATAGATATAGAAATGGAAAACACTTTTGAACCTACTGTTAGACATAATACTATGTTACGTATTATGGATGATCAAACTAAAGCTGCTATTAAGCAGATTGTTGACACTGTTGGATATTACCGCACTATCCAATATTTAACTACTGAGTGTGGTAAGTCTAATACACAGGCCCGGATTTTGGCTGATATTGGATGTTATATGCTTAACTAACATGAAGAACTTTATAGTCTTCTCTACATTAGGTCAAGTGAAGAACTTTATTAAGCGTAAACTTCCCACTTATTACTCTAATGACGGATGTGGTTGTTGTTATAATGAATCATATCCTTTAATTAGGGGTAAGCGGTTACTTTATGTCCGGGTAAATTCTACACACGGCCACATAACTGCGGAAGTAACTGTCATTGGCAGATACAAAAGATAAAGAGTTATATAAACTCTGCAGAACACTCTACTGGCCATAGGGTGTATTTTTATCCGTGATTGGCCTCACGTCAAGGTACCTAAAGATACCTTTGAAACACAAAGGGTGTTTCTAAAGGGGATTAGTGAACAAACGATCTAATCCCCAATCTTTATTTTAAAATAAAAACAGATATGAATATATATAAAGAGATTCCAAGCTTGGTACTGATAGTATTAGGCTTGTTGGCTGCTTGGGTAGCCTTAACAGTATGTCAGGTAGGTACCGGTGTTCAGTATTTTAGTGCTTTCTTAGCATTGGGTTACTGGTTACTGGCTTTTTTGAGTTGGCCTAATAAAACTAAAGAGATATGACTTTTGAAGAAGCAAGTGACATGTATGCTATGTATAGCATTAGTCCGGAATTAACTTGTCAGTGTGATGAATTTCACATGTGCCAACAATGCCATGAAGACGCTAAGAATGAAAGTGATCTTAATGCATTAGAGAATCAAACTTATGAAGGATAAATATACAACTTGCCCTATTACCGGGTGAGTTGTATATTTGTACTATACTACTATGGCGGAATAGGTAGACGCGCAGGACTTAAAATCCTGTTGTCAGTAATGACAGTGTGGGTTCAATTCCCACTGGTAGTACCAAAAAACAACTTCTTACAGAAGACGGATTAGCACCGTTGAAAGAAACCTTGACTCCTGGGAGTAATTACCCAAGTGAGTAAATGCCTCAAGGTTACTGTGATGGACCCTGCTCTGCCAGTGCGCACTTTAGCAACAGGTGAACAGTAAACTATGTTCAGTAAAATCTAAAAGCATGGTGATCATGCAAGGAGTTGTTTTTTAAGATCAACCCTGTGAATAGTATTCATAGGCCATGTACCATTAAGCATACCGTAAGAACTGCTAAATGGTCATTCTAGTTACTGGGAATACATAACTAGTAACAACCCCCAGTAAGCTTGTCTGATCAACAGAAACTGCTGGGGTTTTTTATAGTCAGGTGGCGGAATGGTAGACGCTAAATGTGAAAATTGGAATTGCGGTGTGGAAGCCGTAGTTCCGCTAACAAAATCACTTTACCATTACAGGTTCAAATCCTGTCCTGACTACAAATAATAAATCTAAATATGACAGTTAAAGAAAATACCTTAAGTGAAATCAACACTGACGAATCTGATTTGAACGAAGTCGAAGGAACAGGTCCTTACTGCTGTAATGTGAGGATGGTATTAGCACCTTCTGAAATAGTTTATGAATGCTTAGAATGTGGTGGTTGGTGTTACAGCAGTTCTTAATAAACATAGTCAGGTGGCGGAATGGTAGACGCTAGAAGTGAATAGATAAGTAAGTGTATTGTCACTTAAACAACTTTACTACTTATCATACAGGTTCAAATCCTGTCCTGACTACAAAGGCTACCCAATAGTGGCCCTAACCAATGAGTGGTTAAAATCTTTTTCATATCTGTATTACGTCAAAGGAGGTTATTGGGCCTCCTTTTTCTTTTAGCAGATATATAATCTTGTAACTAATTAATAAAAACCACATATGAAAAAATTTAATTTTAAACTAGTGTCCTCATTGATAATGACTTCATTAGGAATCACACAAATTTGTACTATGGTATTGCTTATGTTTACTGGTAATGTAAATTATCTGTATGCTGCCGTATCATTATTAGTATCAATGTTCTTTGTTATGGTATTCTTTGACCGTTTTATTGAAGATTAACATGAGCCAGATACTTTCTTACCGTAAAACTGAAGAACCAGGTAAAATCATTCTTCTTGTCAAAGACATAAAGGGTGGTGAACATGAGGTTGGTCCCGTTAATCATATAGATTTAAACTTCTATATGCAAGGTGGACATGTGCAATCAGCATTTCCTTATCTTAGTGTAGATCAGAGAGAGTTAATCATCTCTGGCTATACACAACAGATGTGGGATGATTTAGTGGCCGGAATCGGAGGACTGTAGGTCGTATACTACAGTCCAATGTGTTTTTAAATATTAATATTTGTAACCGGGGGTGTATACGAGCACCCCTTTTTTAATTAAACTACTACAATGAACTCTTTTACATTTAAAAAAGCAAAAAAAGTACAGTGTTTTCATGATGATAACACACAACTTATGCTGGTTATTTATGATAGCTGGCATTGGTCCTATGATTACAGTAAGAAAAAACTAAGTGTTTGGTTTGCTACAACTCCTACAAAATGGACTAAAAACATTCCTGTTCAGGACTTCTCTATTAAAATACAGACTCCTATCTATTTCAAAGATGGTAGACTATCTGTTAAGCGAAAGCCCGTTTATGAAAAACAGAGTGTAGATTGGGATCAAGATAGTGCACACTGTGTATCTTTTAAGATTTCATTCTTTAGTAATTACTTTAATTTATCATTTGATGAATCAGTAGATGCTCTTTATGGTGATGACATTATTGTTATCCTTGAAAGTATGCGCGGATTCTTTACAGAATTTAGAGAGGAACTTAAAAGAATAAAGTCTTTTGATCTAGATACTGTAGATGCTATCTTAACATCTCTGAATTGCAGACTATGTAAGTTTGGTATGAACAACTCTACTCCTGAAAAAGTTAGGGATGAAAGAATTCCAAAAAGATATAGTATCTTGCCGGCAACTCAATCAATATTCAATGAAGAAACTACTGATATTGACCCTCTTCCTTTCTAATACATTGTACTCTCAATCTATTAAGATTAAAGTACATAAATTTGAAAGTGATGAAATCTGTCACCGGTTAACTTGTGATGATACAGCTGCTGTTATTAGTTTAGCAGAAGAAGAGGGTGTAGATAATGCCTTTGTAATGAAAGTATCAGAACAGAAGATGTTAGTTACTATGAAATGTGACGATTGTGAAGTACAGTATGTGCTTTATGATCGTTACATACACATGATTGTTAAATATTACCCAACTAAAACCCTATTTTATGACAAAAACTACAATGTTTACAAACCCAAGACCTGTGATTGAAGGTAAAATCATAGGTAAAGTGTCACAGAATGGCACTATTATTGGTCTTATGGTTAAGACCGGTCAAAGAATTACAATGATGAAGTACTCTGGTTCCGTATAAACTAGAGTGTTTCGTATTTAGATTAGTTATAAGTTGAAAACAATGGGGGTCTATACGGTACCCCCATTTTTAATCTAAAATCCTATGATATTAAAAGTTAATGATGATCTCAGTGTGACTCACACTAAATCGTACAAGAAATTGTTTATTGTTTCTCTATCCCTGAATGTAATATTATTGTTTACATCTATGATGGATCTAAGTACCGAGATTGTCTCGGTAGTTAAAGACACTGTTACAATTGAAAAGACTGTGGAAGATATGAAACTTACTGACTCTGGCTTAACAGCTGAGTTAGTGAAGTATGGCTGTGTATTACCGGCTGTTGCTGTTGCCCAAGCTAAGATAGAATCTAGCATTGGTAAGAGTAACGTTGGTGTAAAAGCCAAGAACATGTTTGGATTAACTTACCATAAGTGTAAGTATGTAGATGGCAAACATGGTGTATATGCAAAGTATAAGTCTTACAGAGACAATGTAAGATGCTACATTGATATACAGAATAAGTATCTACGTAAAATTGATGGTGTCTACGCCAGTGACCCAAACTACCTGAGTGCTCTTAGAGCCGCTAAATAAGCTCGCAATGTGGTAGTTGATTAGAGAATTAGTATATAAGGGCTGGGAGAAATCCTGGCCCTTTTTCTAATGTGGCTACCTTGTAAATATATAAAAAATCATCTATCATGAATAACACAGAAGTTAAACAAGCAACCAAAAGAATTCAAAACCTGCAGAAGTATGGCTTTGACTTAGAAGCTGTCCAGATTATTACTGGGTATGAACAACATGTAGTTGTAAATTTTGCAACACCTATGCACAAAGTAAAGAAACATCCTAAAAAACACTTAACTCATGGACAAAAAGGCTATGTCCGTAAGTGTAAGGATATTGTAGAAGCTAAATCACCAGGATTCTGGCACAGAAAGTCAGAAAAAACTGTTACCAATGTAGAGTATCCTGATAATGTTGTAGCTGTAACTGCTAAACCTGACTTGATTAAGCCGGTTTCTCACACAATTAAAAATATTAAAGCAGACAAACCCGTGAGTTTAGTGATTGGAGAAGAGGGTAGAGCTCTACTTATTGATATTGAAATGTTGCCAAAGGGTATTAAAATTACTTGGCAATAGCCTTATAATAGAAATAACTTATATATAGAGTAGTTAATTAATTTAATTACTCTATATATTTGAATGAGATGTTGTACCAATTAAGGAATGGTAAGGTTATAGAGTTATCTGTAGAGCAGTATCTTGACTGCACTGATGATGACTTGCAATACCTCATGTGCCTTAATGCCGGTGATGTAGTTGAAGACCCGTTCTTTGGTGCATCTATTAGCAGTACAACAATTACAATCCTAGAAGTTGAAGAACTAGAGATAGAGGAGATAGACCCTTCAGAGTTTGAAGCTGATATACTCCCGGAAGATTTACTTCCAGACATGTAAGCCGGTTAATAGCCGGTTTTTTTATGCATTAAACAATTTAAAAAACCCTAAAAAATATTATGAACAAAGTTAAAGTTGTTGCTGATGAGTTCGGCAACGTAATCCGTGTGTCTCAAAACAATCCTGAGTATGGTTTTGTACGTGTTGAACAAGATGCTATTGAAGTATCTAATGGTTGGGTACGTAGGAAAGTAAGATCATCTATTGTACCAGGTCTAGTATCAGACTTAAAAGCAATTGGTTGGGAAGCTAATCAAGAGTTAAGCGGTAAGATTACCGTTAAAGAATCTCTTGAGCCCATCATGGAATCTAATCCTGATTTTGGTGTTAAGCGTGCTGGTCAAGATGGTCCCGTTTGTTTATTTGAAGATCAGGCTATTTACAGACGTACTTATTACACTCTTGACACAGAAGATCAAGATGTATTTATTCAACACACTAATGTTGATGAGATCCGTGAGTCTAATTCTAGCCGTGGAACAACAGCAGTTGCTGTAAAGCCTGCTCCTAAAGCTAAAGTAGAAGTAAAAGAAGAAGAGATTGAAGTTTCTGTAACCTCTGATTCTGACGTAACATTTGATTTCTAATTAATACGGGCTGGGGAAACTCAGCCCTATTATTATGATTAAGTTACAAAAGACTAAGACTTTAGAGACTAAAGACAATAACAATAGTGCTAACTGCATTGCACCAAATGTAATCTACGGATGCTTTGGTGGGTGCGTTAGCACTTACTGTTATATGTCCCGGTACAACGGGAACAGAGTTTATGTAAACACTAACGTAGATGATATCTTTAACTCTGTATTAGAGTGGGAGAAGAACTATGTTAAACAGCCGGATCAACAGGACCCTGTGTATACTATGGTAGACATAGCCTGTAATAGTGATCTAGTACTTATGCAGAAGCATATGCCTGAACCCTTGATTGATTATCTTAAGAGATATGATGACCATCCTAGACTTAACTCTACTATGGCCACTAAATATCCTTCATTACTAACTCTAGACGTTAGTAGTTTTAATAAGAAACCAAGAGTCCGGGTTAGTGTTATGCCTCAAGTATTCTCTGATATACTAGAACCTAAGATGCAAAAGATATCTGATAGAATAAAAGATATTAATAGATTAAAGGATTTAGGATGGGAGGTACACATAAACTACAGTCCAGTTATTTTCTACCCAGGTTGGGAAGAACTCTATGATGATTTATTTAATGAGATAAAACATATTGCCGGTGAGAATAAGTGTGAGGTTATTGCTCTTACTAATCATGCATTACAAATGCAACGGGCAAGTGTTCTAGCTCAAAACCTAATGAAATATAGCTCAGAAATAAAGAATAATGAACAGATTATGCGCTATCCTTTGAGCTACAAAACCAAATGGTTGGATACATTTAAGTACTTGTATACACAATACTTTGATATAGACACTATTAGGTACATCTTCTAATCAACAAACTAAATTACCACATATGAAAAAAGAGAACCGGGTTATGTATAGCGGAAAGCTATCTACATACCAAGCAAACACAAAGAACTTTAATGGTAAGTCTTATCAAGTTTATGACAAAGACCCCTTTAATCCTAATCAGAACTTCTTGTACAAGCGTGCCATATTTGGTATTAGCATGTATACGGAAGAAGAACTCAAAGAAATGTCTGAAGCTAAAAAACTACGGGTTATCAAAGCCCATAGAAAAACTCAGTTTATTCTAAACTCCTGGAAACAAGAGATGATGATTAAATTTAGTAATTGTTTATTGGGACATTTCTTTAAGGATCATCCTTTCTTAAATCCTTTTTGGGAAAATACAGAACCAGATCCTAAATTTGTATGTACGCTATCATTTAAAGACTTAGGTATCAATAAAAAAGATATCATTGACAAATTAATAGATAGTGGTATCTTACCAATTAATTTCTACCAAATCTCATGACAAAATTCCACGGCCTTGACAACAGACAGATTGTATTCTGTTATTTAAACAATCTAATTCAATTAGAGGAACTTGAAGAACTTATTGCGGAAGCACAGATAAGTTCTACTGTACCATTTATGGGTAGTTCTGTAACTCTATCAATGATATTAACAGATGAAAACATACAAAAGCTTAAAGAGCATGATATGTATATTATGTTGAATCAGGTTAATGATATTCTTTACCCTGTGGTAGAGCTTATCAAAGATAGTGATCCGGATCTTTATGAAGAAGTATCAGCTGCCTTTGATATAGGATTAGATGATTTAATATGAAGCAGTGTCAAGACTGTGGAATTACTGTACCTAACTTTTGGAAAAGGATATTAGGTAAAGGCTATTGTAAGAACTGTGCTAATAAGTATAGTAAACCAAAGTCTTTACCTAAAATCTCCAAAAAGAAAGTGGTAGAGAATCAAGAGTATAGTATACTACGTGTAGAGTTTTTAAGTAAACATCCTACATGTCAAGCTAAACTTCCTGGATGTACTGTAATGAGTACAGATGTACATCACCTTTATTCTGGTAAAGATAGAAGTAAATATTATCTAGAATCTAGTACATGGAAAGCAGTATGCAGGATGTGCCACAATTTTATACATGATAAGCTATCATCTGAAGAAGCTATAGAATTAGGACTTAAACTTAAACAGTAATTTGTTTATATAATTTATATGATGTATATTTGTAGTATAAAACTACAAACATGCATCAAGATAATTTTTATGTATACACTCATACTAGAACAGATATAAATCAAATTTTTTATGTAGGTATAGGTAAAACACCACCTATTCATAAAGTATATAAACATAATACTAAGTATTCCAGAGCTTATGAAAAAACTAAAAGAACTACTTTTTGGAAAAACATAGTTAAGAAAACAGAATATAAAGTGGATATAGTTTATGAAAGTTCTAATGAAGAAGAAGTTAAGCTTAAAGAAATAGAACTTATTTCTTTTTATGGTAGAAAATGTTGTGATGATTCAGGTATTTTAGTAAACTTTAGTCTTGGAGGTGATAGAAACGATGGACCTAAAAACTGGGGTATTAAAATTAATCAAATAGATATTAGTACTAAAAAAATTATTAAAGTTTGGGATGAACTAAAAGATATACAAAATGAATTAAATTTTTTAAAAACAAATATTATAAAATGTTGTAGAAAAAAACAAATTACTGCATATGGATATATGTGGGAATATACTAATGATAGATCTTATGATAATATAAGATCTACAACAGCTAGAAAAAAAAATACAAATAGACGGGTTGGTATAGATGTTTTTACAAAAGATGGAATATTATATAAATCATTTACTACCCAAGAAGAAACTTCTAAATATTTTAATATACATAGAGCAACTATACATAAATATTTAAATGATAAGTTTCCTAATAAACATCCTTACTTTATTTTTAAATATAAAAAATGGTAAAAATAACCCAGATGTAGCAAAAGAATATGGCTTTAGTAAAACAAGGATATGAAAACAGAAACAGAACACTTAGAAGATAAATTAAAGATGGCCAATATTATTGGTTATTGTATTGGTGAGTTAAAAGGACATCATGCACATTATGCAGGACCGCAAGCAATAGAAAAAAGCTATTTAGAAGCAGAGAAACAGTATAAAGAATTTTTAGATAACCTAATTAAAAAACCAGATGACATTTGAAGATTTAGAATTTAAACCTATGACTAACCATGATAATGGGATACATGTAAGAGTAGAGTTTCCTAATGGTTATGGTGCTAGTGTTATACAATCCCCATATAGTTATGGTGGATCTAATGGTCTATATGAGTTAGCAGTATTATATGGTGGTCATATATGCTATGATACAGAGATAACTAATGATGTATTAGGCTATCTTAACCAGGCGGATGTAACAGAGTTACTCCAAAGGATAGAGGCACTATGAAGAACCTACCAACAGCAAAGGAATTTCTTAACAGAGATGAGAGTGGAGTCTATAATGAAGTAGACATTACTCAGGCTATGGATGCATATGCTAAACTACATGTACAGAGGATTAAAGACTTCTTAAATTCTGAGATATGTGAGCGTAGAGAGTATACAGCATCTCGTATGTGTGAGGAAGTACTTAAGTTCATACAAGACAGTGAAAAACTAGATAAGTTTTTAGGAGGTGCATATGGAGAAATCTATCAGTCTGATGCACTTGCAAAACTTAAAGAAAGAGTTGGACAACGTAAAGAATTTAAAAAAAGAAAAGAAAATATGGGTAAAATAGACAAAAACAGTAAATTTTATAAGCCTCCTACCCTACAAGAGCGCTTACAAGATATTAAGTATTTCTTCTTGTTCTGGAGAGGTAGAAAGAGAGGTATGATATTCACCCGTAACATTGAATTAGATGATTTCCGTTATATCTTCTTTCCCAAAGGATTTGAGAAGTATGGTTACTTAGGAGTACATCTATGGCATGAAGAAGGTGATTACTTTAATGCTCTTTATCCTTTAGTACTTGCTATGGACCATGACGCTAAGCCTAAATTCTGCCCTAGGTGGTTTCTACGCTTTCTTCACGTGTTTGGTAGTGATAGATCTATTGTAAGAGTACGTAACTGGACCTTGCATAACTTACTTAGAAAGCTAACTAAAGGTATTGCCTTTGTAGATTGGAAGACTAAGTGGCACAGTTATGACCTACGTATCTCTATACATGCTCCTATGCACTTACAAAACTTAGCAGATGACATAGAACAGGGGTTTTACTCTAGAGGTGCACAAGAAGAGTTAGTAGCTAAGATTAAGCAACTAGACCCTAATGCAGGTATTATCTGGGGTAGTGTAGATAGATTAAAAAAACAACTAGAAAAATTAGAAAACAATGACACCGATTAGCAAAGATTCATTACGAGACATATTAGAAGCTAAAATTGAAAGCTTTCCAAAGCCAAAAAAAATAGTAGGATGGTATTGCTTATCTACTAAGATTATGGTAAATACTATTGCATTTGCTACATATAGTAAACCTAACTTTATTAAGAGATTCTTTATGAGAACCTTACTAGACTTTTACTGGGTTAAAGACACAAACAATGACAACCAATAAACAACAAAATGCAGTGGGCTTATTAATAGAACAAGCCCATAAAGAATGGGGTGAATACAAAAGAACTATGACAAAAAATAAACAACAAACGGAAGTTGATGTTGCAGAATTAGCGATGAAACTTTATCCATTCAGTAATTCAGAAAGAAATGCTTTTATAACTGGGTATAATAAAGCCCGTGAAATGTACGAAGACAAAATGGAAGCCGAAACCATCAAACAATGTGCAACACTTTCAACGATAAAGGCAAGTGCTTATGAAGACGGATTTAATGACGGATATATGAAGGCATCGAGAACAACAGGCACAACTGAAAGTGGCATCGCAACAGGTAATAACATTTCCACAACAGGCACAACAACAAACATAACACATTTTTGTGAAGTATTTGAACCCGCATATAAACCATCGCCAAAGGTAGCAACTATAACATGTGTACCTTGTAAAAAATGCGGAAAAAGTTTATGGCAACACGCAAAGTGGACAAACATAATATGACAAACAATAAACAACAAACGGCAGTGGAGTGGTACATTGAAAAACTACTCGATTTAGATTATGAATATGCAAAAGGACTAATAACTTTGGGAGTTTGGAGTGAAAGAAAAAATTCTTTAATTCAACAAGCCAAAGAAATGGAGAAGGAAAGAATTGAAACTGCATACAACAAAGGAACAGTTCATGGAATTGATTATCCTGAAAGTACATTACCAATAACTGGTGAACACTACTACGAACAAACCTACGGAGGAGGTGAGCAATGAAACTATACACAGAAGAACAATTAAAAGCAATGATTGAAAAAAGCCAATTTGTAAAAAAAGTATTTTTTGCTGGATTTAAAGCAGGAGTAGCAGTAAGTATATTATCTTATTTAACATATTTAGCCCTATCACGATAATGAAAAATAAACAAATGAACAACTTGAAACAAGGAGGTGACAAATGAAACTTTACACACAACATCAATTGCTAAACACTGCTGAGGCAATCAAAAACTACTACGAGAATAATCCAGATACTGCACAAGAAATGGTAAAAAAACATCTTATGAATTTAGCACCAATCACCACAAAAAGAACTCTCATCATCTACAACACCAAAGAAACAACGGAAGAAGAAGCAAGGCATTTATTAGAGATTCTAAATTGTGATGATTCAACCTTATGGGACAACGCAGACCATTGCGGAGTTCAAGTAATTGAAGTACCATTAACCTACGGAGGAGGTGAGCAATGATTGAAAACATTAAAGCAAGATTCAAAGCCAAGAGATTTAACATTTGGACAGAAGAAATTGACTTAAAAAATAGAGAGGGTTATTTTATTTATAAAGGCAATG